TGATCGGCCAGAACGCCATGACGGTGAAGTCCATTTCAGAGGGATTTGCGGCACTCACCGCCAACGTGGAAGAACAGAGCAAGCGGCAGACAGCGCTGCGCAAGGAACACGATAAGATGCGCGTGGACGTGGAGAACACGAAAGCGGACGTAGAAACGCTCAGGCAGGAATTTGCCGACGTGAAGGAAAATACGGCGATCACCCGCAGACAGGTAATGGACCTGAAGGATGCCATGTATGCCAGAATCAAGAGCCAGGACATCAGCAGAGAGTTCCCGCGTGAGCTTGAGAAGGAATGTGTCCGGGTGTGCTTCCACTGGTTTTACCGTGACCTGAAGCATTTTTACGACATCGACGGTGAGCCGCTTATGAGTTCGGCCATCGCAGATACGCCGAAGAAGAACTATGACGCTCTCATCAAGATCGTGAAGTCATGGTGGCCTTCCGGCGGCATCGAATCGGTTATCACGGAAGCGGAAAAACGCTTTGCCGAGAAAACCGCCAGACGAAATCAGATGAGAATCTGAACACAATGCGGCTTCGTGCCGCTTCCTGTATCATCCGGTCCGTTTTGCGGGTGGCGCGGGAAGGAGCGCGAAACGTTCCTTATCAAAAGAAAAGGAGAACAAGCGAATGGGCTTAGAACGACTGTCGTTCAGCACCCGTGAGGACTGGCTGAACGGACGCGGCATAGGCGTGGGAGCTTCCGAGAGTGCGCCGATTGTAGGTGTGTCTCCCTGGAAGAACTCTCTGGAACTCTGGAAAGAGAAAACCGGCGCTGTAAAGCAGAAGGAAATCACCGGCAATGAAGCCATCAACCTCGGCGTGAGGATGGAACCGGCAATCCGCTGTTTCTTCGAGTGCGCGCACCCGGAATACAAAGTGGAGTATTACGCATACGATATGCTGTTTCAGACAGAGCGCCCGTGGCTGTTTGCCACGCTGGACGGTGAGCTGACCGAGACCGAAACAGGCCGCCGCGGGGTGCTGGAGATCAAGACAGCAACTCCCAACAGCAAGCAGGGCTGGGACAAATGGAAGGGACAGATCCCTCAGTATTACTACACGCAGATTTGCCACCAGCTTCTTGCCACCGGTTATGACTTCGTTATCCTGTATGCCGCCCTGTACGGCAAAGAGGATGTGACGATCCGCGAGTATCGGTTTGAGCGCGCCGACTGCGAGGAAGATATGAAATGGCTTCTGGAAAAGGAAACCGATTTCTGGCGCTGTGTAGAGACAAAAGAGATGCCCGGTGTGGCACTCTCTCTGTGAGATAAGGAGGTCCGGTAAATGGAAAACACAAGCCTGGTCATCACCGGCGGTTTGTCCGACCTGAAGAAGATCGCCATCGAAAGCAACTTCCCTGAAGTTCGTGCGTGGCTTTCCGAACAGCTTGAGACATACAACAGCATGGTTGTCACTGAGGACGGCATCGCTGATGCGAAAAAGACGATTGCCAAAATCAGAAAGGTTGTGCAGGGCATCGACTCCTGCCGCAAGGAAGCGAGAGCTGCGGCGCTCCAGACCTGCGAGGATTTTTCCGATAAGTGCAAGGAGCTTGAAGCAATCTGCAAGGATACCGTAACCCACATCGACGAGCAGGTGAAGCAGTTTGAACTCCGGGTTCAGCAGGAAAAGACCGAGGTGCTTCGCAAGACCTACGATGACAACTTTTCGGCAGAGGAAGCAGAAGTCCTGCCGTGGAACAGAATCTGGAACCAGAGATGGATGAACAAGGGCTACTCCCTGAATGATGCCATCTCCGACATTCTCACCGCGCGCGATACTGTGCGGAATGATCTTTCCATGATTCGCGGTATGGGCAGTGAGTTCCATGCCGAGCTGATGAGCGTTTACCGCGAGACCGGCGATATCCGCGCGGTGATGAACAAGGAAGCCGAACTGCGGAGAATCCGTGAACAGGAACGCGCCGCCGGTGCCGCAGCGTACCAGCGCAAGCCAGAACCCGAACCTGCCAGAGCAGAGCCTGAACCGGTATACGAAGCAAAGAGCGAACCTGCCCCGGAACCCGAACAGCCGATTCAGAACGGGGTGTTCCAGATCGACTTCCGCGTGTGGGCAACCTCCGAGCAGATGATGCGGCTCAGAGCGTTTCTTGAAGCAAACGGCATCAGATACGGAAAGGTACAGTAAAACGCATGGCACTTTTGTACAGCATCCCTCTCAACCCCGTGAGCAAGAAGAACTCGCAGATGATCGTCACGCTGAAACGGGCAAAAGGACCGGACCGGCCCACCATACTTCCGTCCGCACAGTACCGGAAGTACGAACAGCAGGCGGCGGCACATCTTGTACCGAAACCGGAAAGGCCGATAGATATTCCCGTGCGTGTGCAGACTGTGTTTTATATGCAGACAAGGCGCAGAGTGGATATGAGCAACCTTATCGAATCGGCGCACGATGTGCTCGTAAAGGCCGGTATTCTCGCGGATGACAATCGTGACATCATCGCTTCGGTGGATGGGAGCAGGGTGCTGTACGATAAAAACAATCCCCGTACCGAGATTTTGATCGAGCCATACGAAACGGCGTATGCTGTGTGGTCCGAAAAGGGAAGAGAAAAAATGCTTAAACGGAAGTTTAGTACACAGGAACAGCAAGCGCCGCACAGCTCGAAAAAGGAAAAAGAAAAATGATCGACCGAAAACTGTTTGGCCGACGTGTGCTCGCATACCGAAAAAGACATTTCCTCACGCAGAAACAGATGGCTGATCTCCTCTGTGTCAAGCCTGACACCCTGCGAAAATACGAAAGCGGGATTACAGAACCGAGACAGCGCACGTTTGAGAAACTGCGGGCACTCGAAAACGGCTGAAAAAGAGGAAACGAACATGGAAGTTATCATTCACGCGGTTCCGCCGTGGCGTTCTACAGACGCCATGCCGGAGGCTCCCATCATAAAGTCAGACATGGCAGAAACGATGCGTGAGATTGAACGCTGCATGAACTGCAAAAATGCTGACTGCATAGACTGCGTAGGCGACGCAAGACGTGAGCGGGAGCGCAGACAGTATCTCGAAAGAAAGGGACTTTCGGAACCGAGACAGAAGCTGGACAGAAGGGCTGAACAGCTTCATCAGGCAGAACAAATCTATGCCCTGATTAAAGCCGGACTCAACCAGAAGGAAATCTGTGAGAGATTCCGGATTTCAAGGCGCACGTTTTTCCTGCGCAAGAAGATGATCAACGAAAAAATGGCGTAATCGAAAGGAGCAGAACAAATGGCAGTTATGAAACCGGCGAACTCTCTTTCGCCCCGCATGGGCAACAAGCCCACTTTTTCCGCCGCACTGACCGGCAACGCGATGCAGGCGCTTATCGCCAAATCCATGCCGGACAAGGGAACCGCGGCACGTTTTACCGCAACCCTGCTCAGCGTGGTATCCGCATCCGAGCAGTTAAAAGCCTGTGAGCCTACTTCCATCGTCACCGCAGCTCTGCGCGGCGAAAGCATGAACCTCATCTACGGCCACGGCTACTACATCACGCCCTACGGCGACCAGGCGACCTTCGTGCTGGGATACAAGGGCATGATTCAGCTTGCGATGGCCAGCGGTGCCTACAACGACATTGACTGCATCGAAATCCGCGAGGGCGAGAAGAAGGGCCGCGATCCGCGCACCGGCAAGGTCCAGATCGACCTGAGCGTATACGACGACGATGCCGTGCGTGAGAGCAAGCCCATCATCGGCTACTACGCCTACTACGAGCTGAAGGACGGTATGTTCCGCTACGAATACTGGCCTATGGAGAAACTGCTGAAACACGCTGAGAGATATTCTCCCGCGTTCAGCATGGAGAAGTATCAGAAGCTCGTTTCCGGCGAACTGCCTGAGAATGAGGTGAAAAAGCTCAGCAAATCCTCTCCGTGGTACGACGCCTACGGACAGGACCGTATGTGCCGCAAGACTGTCATCCGCCAGCTACTGAACTCCGGCTATGCTCCCCTGAGCAACGAAACCCAGCGTGTGCTGGATAACGACGCGAAGGAAGAAAGCGGCGAGACCGGCACCGGCATCATCGTGGACAATGTTTCCGTAATCCCGGATACCGCCGAGAAGCCCGCTGAGACGAAAGCACAGGTTCTGGACTCTTTCTTTGATGCGCCGCCCGCTGGGGAAGGCAACTGAGCATGGGAAGAATCGCAAACAGAAATGCCGACAACGGCTACGACCTCATCATTTGGGGCAAGGTCACTTCGCCGCCCAAAGTGATGGAGATCGGCCAGGCGAAAAAGCCAAAGGTCATCTTTTCCGTGGCATACGCCAAAGGGCAGTTCCTCACCGTTGCCAGCTACGGAAATACGCCGCTTTCTGTTTATGCGGCGCAGCTCAACAAAGGCGACACCGTAATCGTTGCCGGGACATATCTGGAAAACCCGTATGTGGACAAGCACGGCAACCCGAATGTCTGGAAAGAGATACGGGCCGATAGCATCGTTTCTAACGGCGATTTGCTCCGCATAGGTGAAAGTATACCAGGAAGCTCTGAAAACGCGCCAGAAGGCCGCTACGAGGCTCAGAACGGCAATCGTGAGCCTGTTGACGGTTTTGCAGGATACGACGACGAGGGTTATATCCCGGCTTTCTGACCAAAAACGGTCCGTGCCGCCTGAACTGATCCGGCGGTGCGGACCATAGCCTTGCCGAAAAGAATCAGGAATTTCCACCGAGACTGAAAGAAAACAGGTTTTCATTCGCAATAGTGATGCAGGAGGTACTATTTATGCCGAGATTTGAAGATTATACGCCGCTGGAAGCGGCACAGTTCGCATTTGTCAGAATCCCCTATATCCTGTTTACGGATGAAACCTTCAAGCCGCTGAGCGTTGATGCCAAACTGCTGTACGGCCTGATGCTGGACCGTCTCAGCCTTTCCCTCAAAAACGGCTGGGTTACAGATGACGGCAAGCCGTTTATCTACTTCGTGAAAAAGGACGTGATGGAAGTCCTGTCCTGCGCTTCCGAAAAAGCCGTGGCAACGGTAAAGGCTCTGGAGGAATTTGGTCTTATCGAAAAGCGGAGCCAGGGTGTTGGCAAACCGACGATCATCATCGTCAAGAACTTCGTCAGACAGGCAAGCGAAGAGCCTGAAGAACCGAGTTCTGAAGGCAAACACACCGTGTTCGAAAACCCGACTTCCCGTGTTCAGAAATCGAACAGAAACCAGACTAAATATAACCAGAATATATATAATACATCATCACCTGCGGTGACGGAGCGCAAAGAGACGGGCGAAACCGCAGAAAACTGCGAAGGCTTTGACGACTTCTGGAAGGCATATCCGAGAAAGGTCGGCAAGAAGGCAGCTAAGACCGCATGGCTCAAGGCAGTGAAAAGCGGCGTAAGCCCCGAAGTCATCCTCAACGCTCTGATGAAGCAGAAGGAAAGCGGCATCTGGCGTGAGACCAGATACACACCGCATCCCGCAACGTGGCTGAATCAGGGCAGATGGGACGATGAGGTTCCGGGAGACGGACAACCCAGCAGGGACACTGTTCCCTCAGTTCCGGCAGATGTAGTACCTCCGAGACGTGAGATGACAAAAGAGGAAACCGAGAGAAGCCGCAAGGCAGGCGCTTCCGCAAGGGAACGCAAACTCCGGGAACTCGGACTTTTAGGGGGTAACATAACATGACAGACTTCAACTCAACGATGAACGAAATGTCGGTGATCGGTTCTATCCTGCTGGCACCGGAAAAGCTGTACGAAATCATGGGCATCCTTTCGCCGGAGGACTTCGAGAACGAGCTGTACGGAGACGTGTACCGGATTATCCTGTCACTCCACAAGCAGAACGAAGTGATTGATCCTGCCATCCTCGCCGGACGGTGCGCAAGCTCCGGAATGGGAACGGGGCAGGAGTGCCGCGGCTTTATGATGCAGTTGCTGGACGTTACCCCGACTGCGGCCCATGCCGTGGAGTATGCCAAAGCTGTGAGAGAAGCGGCGACAAAGCGCCGTATCGCAGAGCTTGGCCTGAAGATGGCTGAAAACAGCGGCGGTGAAGCAGAGGAAGCGATATCCGAGATACAGAAGGAAATGGAGCTTCTGCGTGAGAGACTGCACGGTGACGAGCCGGACAGCAACGGCCTTGTAGAGACGATGCAGATGCTTGAGCGCATTTCCACCGGAGATGATGTGCGTGTACGGACCAAAATGGCAACCGTGGACAAGATACTCGGCGGCGGCTTTAAGCGCGGCTCCCTGAACATCATCGCGGCGCGTCCCGGCGTTGGCAAGACGTCCATCGCACTGAATATCGCAGACGATGTGGCAGCTTCGCAGGGAGAGGTGCTGTTCTTCTCTCTGGAAATGCCGAAAGAGGAATTGAACCTCAAGCGCATTTCCAGGGTGTCCGGCATCAGTGTGACGGAGATCGCAAGCAGGGAATACCTCGCAAACCCGGAATCGTGGCAGGCTCTTACGGCAGCTTCCGCGGCCCTGAACAGAGTGCCGCTGACATTCTGCGATAGGTCCCGCGTGACAACGGCGTATATGGAAATGGTCTGCCGGAAAAAGAAGAACCTGAAGATGGTCGTGGTTGACTATATCCAGCTTATTTCCTCCACGCAGAAAAACCGCGAAATCCGGGAACGCGTGACAGAGATCAGCCGGGAACTCAAAATCCTCGCCAGAACGCTGAATGTGCCGGTTGTGGCGTTGTCACAGTTTTCCCGTGACATGGACAAAGGACGACGCAGGCCGGTGCTTTCCGATCTCCGTGATTCCGGTTCTCTGGAACAGGATGCCGATACCGTGCTTCTGCTCTCCAACAACGCGGATTACAGCGACTATCCAACCGACGCTGAGACGGAGGAAGGGACTGTCAGCCTGATGATGGACATCGCCAAAAACAGGCACGGGCGGACCGGAAAGGCACTCATCAAGTTTGCGAAGCCCAGCAACCTGGTCTACTCGGTTGCTGAAATGAGAAACGGAGAATATATCTATGAATCTGACAGCACAAGATACTAACGGCACCGTTATCCGATGCGGGAACGGCCATATCATCGGCGTTCTGAACGGTGACAGCCGGGTTCAAATCCGCCACGCAAAGCGAGAGGTGTTTGTTGAGATCGGGCTTGGCGGGTATGTGGTTATCCGCTGTGAAAAGTGCCGCAGAGAGGTACGTATTCCCGGCCAAAAATAATTTTTGGCAAATTTGGAAAAAGGGGTTGACTTTTCCGAAAAAGTGTGATATGTTGCACTATGCAAATTTGTTTTTACAGACACGCTTCCTGCGTTTTGTGGGGAGCGTGTCTTTTTTTGTTGCATCGTCAGGAGGACGAAGTATGACTGAAAAAGAATCCACTGCGCGGTTTAAGGCGCTTGAGCCGCTTGTCGGTGGTAGACTGGCCTGTTTTTATCTATGCCTGCTGACGGACACGCCTTATATTGAATCGGCCTACACGCAGGAAACAGATAAAGGACGGGACAGATGGACCGACTTCCGGCAGAAGCGATATGCCGCTATGCAATCCATAGAAAAAGAAACCGGCAGACGACCGAAGAAATTCCTTGACGGCGTGATCGACGTGACGGAAGTGATGGCCGATGCTGATCCCGAAAACGAAAACCGAGGTACTGCCCAACAGAGATTGGAGTGGGGCACCGGCAACCCGGACAATCCTTACAGTACGGAGGATTACAGGAAACTGGACAACGTGTTCCAGAAGTATTCCATGCGCCTTGTGAAAGGCGGCGGCTATGACGAGCTGCAGGAGTTCATTCTGCGGCAGTGCGCATCGCTGACGCTTGAGATGGATCGGGCTATCGCCGCGGGAGACGCCGCAACCGCACAGAAATACAGCAAGATGATTCAGGACAATCTGGCTTCTGAAAACCTGCGAAAGAAGGATGAGAAGCCGATTGAAAACCTGCGTATCGACTCTGTTGTTGACGCACTGGAAAAGGCAGGCATGGTGAAGGAAGGGAAGATACTCTCTTATCCGGAACTCGTAAAGGTGCTTGCCAATTACAGCACAAGGCGAAGCAAACGATTCCCTTACACGCTGGATGCGGCTGACCAGATGCTTCTGGCGATCATCAACACGATGCGGCAGAACGACGGGCAATCCGAACTGACAGAGCTTCCCGACGGGACATCGCTTGATGTAAACGTTTCCGAGGAGTTCGCGGAACTGCCGAACCGGGACGAGCGGACGACCTACAAGGAACTCGGCCTGTTGCGTAAGAAGGGCGGTTAAACGTGGCGACTGCTGGAAAAGGCGGAAACGGGCACAGACGAGAAGGATCTGTGTGGGTGCCGGGCGTTGGCTGGAAAGAAAAAAGCAAAACCCTGACGCGCGACTACTCCGAGTATGGAGAGAGCGATTCCTGGGCACTGCTGATTTCGTGGTTCCGATGGTATCCGGACCGGATGCTGGACATATTCCGAAGCGACGACGCGAAGTATGATACAGAGCTTGTACAGCGTATGCTCCTGCGAGCGTTTGCGCGGTATCAGTTCGTGACGATCACCGGCAGCCGCGGTATGACAAAGACAACCTGCGTGACGCAGTATCATATCTGCCAGAACATTCTGTGGCCGGGCACGAAAACTTCGTATTACGGCCCTTCCTACAAACAGCAGGCAGAGCTGGCAAAGGTCGCGTTCCATGATGTTGAAAACGATTACCCGGCTCTGACAGAGCATTACAACGTGGAAGCGGAGAGCAAAGACACGTGGAGTATTTCTACGAAGTTCGGTTCCAACGTTTCCATCAACGCGATCCGCGGCAAGAACATCCATGATGTTACCGCAGAGGAGTTTGCACAGTCAGACGGGTTTGGCAATTCGTTTGATTTTGACGAATACACCACGGTTGTCCTGTATGCCGTGCGACTGCTCCACATGGTGCAGGGTGAGAGAGACAGGACATATATCCCGTACAAACAGAGAGCGATCACGTCGGCTGGTTCAAAGCAGAACCACGCCTTTGAAACACGGTGCAACCACCTGCGCATGATGCGGCAGGGGAAATCCGCTTTCGTGATGGATATTCCGTGGACCGTTGTTGTGCTCTCGCAGATGCGCCCCTATGAGTGGGCCATGCAGAGAAAAGCGGAATCCACGCCTGACAAGTGGATGCGCGAAATGGAAAGCCGGTACAGCGGTACGGCGGAAAATCCCATTGTAACGGACGAGGTGCTGACAGACTGCCAGAAGCTCGCCGTGATGGAGGACCGCCACTGCTGTAAGATGGCAAAATGCAGGCTGGCCCCGGAAGATGTTATCTATGTGATCGGCTATGACGTTTCGTATGCCGAGGGCAAGAAAAATGCAAAGTGCGCCGCCGTGGTGCTGAAGCTCACAAGGCAGCGTGAGTTCCTGAAAAAAGACAAGTATCTGAAACAGGTTGTCTATGTAGATGACTGGCCGCCGCCTGCGAACAGTACGCTTCAGGCCAGAAAGCTGAAACAGCTCTGGTACAGATACTGCTTCGAGGGTTCGGAAACATACATCGCCATCGACGCATGGCAGTATGGTTCGGCGGTGCTGGCAGACCTGATGCTCGATCTCGGAGACGGGCTTGCACCGCTCTGTATTTACGAGCATGACTCTCTGGTGGAAATGGAGCACGAGGGAGCTATTCCCGTAATCTATCCGATCAAGGCTGGCGGTGTCGGCCTGACTGATCCGGACAGTGAGATGGTCCGGAACGCGGAGCTTCAGTTCGACAACGGCAACGTCGAGCTGCTGTACACAAATCAGAACGAAGGCGTGGAAGCGTACAAGCGCGCACACTCCATTCGTGATGACTACATGGACCATACCATCGCAATCCCATACCGCAAGACAAGAGAGCTTGTCGCACAGATTCAGAACCTGAAGAAAGTTCCGTCCGGTGCGGGCATCAGTGAGCGCAGAATATCAAAGAAAATCCAGCGCGATAGCTGGTCCGCTTTGAAGTATGCGCTCCGGTTTGCACAGAGACTGGAACGAAAGAATCTGCAAAAGGAACAGCGGCGCTCCGATTGGGACGCAGAGCTGGACCGATACAGGAGCGGCGGCACCGGAGGGCGTATCCTTTCGATGCCTGACGGAAAGCGCGGCAGGATGGCCGTGAGACGCACAGGAGGGCGCGTGTTTTGAGTGAACTGAGAGATTACAGGTTATTTTCTGCGAAATCGAACAGCAAGAACCAGAACGCGGCACTGAAGGAACAGGCACAATGCCGTATCAGCGCGGACAGCGTTCTTCTGTGGACAGACAGAGAGGCCCCTGCCGGGTTCACAGAGATCAGCGCTCCGGCAGATGTTGCGAAGCTGACAGACGATGAACGGGAATGGGTGCTTCTGTGTGCCGCGGATACCGCGATCACAGCGGCAAAGGATAATCACAAGGAAATCCTGCTCAGGCTTTCCGATACACTGGACAGGCTTGAGGATAATCTGAGAGAGGAAAGGGGGCGTGAAGAAAATGGCTGACATGGTGAATGAGATGCGGAGCATGAGCTGCGCTTCTTACCCGGAAATTTTTGAACGCTTCCGCAAAATGGCGGACAAATACGGTGATATGCCGGTAGAAAGGCTGGTATCCGTATTTACCAGAACAAACGGCTACAACCACGATCACGTAAGCCCCGAAATCCAGAACCGGCGTGTGAAGGCAATTTCGTCCCTGCCTGTGGATTACACAAAGGACCAGGTTGCGGAAATGCTGAGAAATGCGCCGATGAATGAGAAGCCGCTCAGACAGGTTTCCCATACTCTGCAATATACGGCATATCCTTATTTCCACATCATCGCCACGTACCAGAACCTGATGACGTACCACAACTACGTGGTGCCGCAGTTCCTGGACCGTGAGGAAGCCGCAAGCAAGGAGTTCAAGCGTGAGTTCCGCATGATCGAAAAACTGAGACGCACACTGAACCCGAAGCAGTGGGCGCATCAGATTGCGGGGCAGGCACTGCTGGAGGGTAAGGTGTTTTACACGCCGCGCATCTCCGTGGACAAGCCGCACAACAAGGTTAATTACGCTTTTCTGCAACAGCTTCCGTCCGACTATGTGAAGATCGTCGGGTTTAACAACCGGACGAAATACACGGTTGCGTTCAACCTGTTTTACTTCATGCAGCCCGGCACCAGCCCTGAGCAGTTCGGCGACCTGTTTACGCCGTACCTTGATACGTTCCGCGAGGTTACGAAGCCGAAAAAGACGCGGCGCGGCGGGAAAAACGTGGCGTATGCTTCCGTGGATATGAACCGGGTACGCGCGCTCAAGAACAACGCGGAAGCCGGAACCCCTGATGTCTATTATCAGGGCGGGAAGTGGTACTATTGGGTAACTCTGCCGGTGAACTCTGTGTTCACGTTTGAGATAGACGACATCAACAGAGAGGTCGTGCCGCCGCTGGCCGGGCTTTTCCTGAATATGATTCAGCTTGCCAACTACGAGCAGATTCAGCTTCAGATCGTCCAGAACCCGCTGGTCAGTCTGCTGACCGGTGAGATACCGTATGTGGACAGCAAGGATATCACGACATCAGACCAGTACAAGCTCTCCAATGCAGGCAGAGCGCTGTTTGAAGCATACTGGTATCAGATGCTTTCCGAGAACAACACGGACGGCATCGGCTTTTTTGCGGCACCGCTGGCCAACATGAAACTGCACCAGCTTTCCGAAGCACCTTCCGCTATGGAGATCGCAACAAACGGCTATGCCTACACGATGGAAAAGGCTGGCCTGAGTGCGGTAATCCCGACCACGGACGATCCGAAAGCCGGACTTGCGCAGATTTCCATGAGCGTGGAAAGCCGGTTCGCACAGTGCATCTACACCGGGTTTGAGAACATGATGAATGTCATCATTGAGGATCTGAACCCGAACTACGAGTGGCGGTTCCGGATGTTCGGTACGCTGGCAGAGGATGCCGAAAGAGAAAAGAACCTGCGAAACGATATGACGCTTGGCATACTGCCTGCAACTGCTGAATATATGGCGATGCGTGATATGAGTATCCTTGACGATATCGCGGTTTCTTCCGCAATCGCGGAGAGCGGCGTGATGGATATGCGTATGCCGCTCGTAAGCTCGTATTCCGCAAGCCAGGGAGACAGCGGCCTTCCGCCGCAGGCGAAGCACGATCTCAATCCCGGCGGCAGGCCGGATGCAGAGGGCAAGGCCACAAGCGAGGGGCAGGAAGATAATCTCGATTCGCTGGGGGGCTGACAGGAAGTGCAGGACAACACTTTTGTGACGCCGGAGGATGTGACGATCATCAACCGGGAACTGATGAGAGGGAATGATGTGCGTATCCAGAAAACCAAAACGGGATACCGCATCGTGTCAGATACGGTCCACGTGGTGAAGAAACACCCCGGAGGGCTGAGAAAGGAGTGTGATTGAAGTGCCTACCGGTGAACTGAGAGTGCTTCAGAAGCTGGATGAATATGAGTTCGGCGTGGAGCTGCGCGTGATGCGGGACGGCATCAATCGCAACGGCTGGGATTACCGGAATATCGAATCCCACTACACATCTTTTGTCGGCAAGCCGATCTTATGCGCCTACGTGCGCGGCGAGGTTGGCGACGGCCACAACATGAAGATGGTAACTGACAGGAATACAGGCGAGAGTTATTACAGCTTTATGGACGGCACCGCGGAACGAATTGTCGGTATGCTTTCCGAAGATGCGAATGACTTCCGCATTGTAGATGAGGACGGGCATAAATGGCTTATCGCCAAAGGCCGCCTATTCCGCTTTTACGCGCCGGAGCTGGTGGATAAGATCGTGCGGACAGGGAGCATGGAAGTATCTGCCGAAACGGACGTAAAGGAACAGTACAAGGACGGAGATACAGAAGTTTTTACCGTCTGGAACGGAATGGGTGTTACGGTGTTAGGCGATAAAGTTCCGCCTGCCATTCCGGGCGCGCGAATTGCGGCGCTGAGTGCCATGCGTGATGAGTTTGAAAACGTACAGCACCAGGCGGCGCAGCTAAAGGCCGCCGCCCTGAAAAACCCAAAATCCAACACGAAAGGGGCGAGGAAAATGCCTATGAACAAGAAAACTCTGGCAAAGCTGTCCGAGCAGTTTGAGGGCTACAAAATCCTTGCGGCCTCTGATGATGGTATGCAGGTCGTTATGATCGACAAGAACTGCGACGCATACAGTTATACGTTCAATGCTGAGGACGACGGCGAGGTCATTCAGGCCAGAATCGTTCCTGCCGCTATGAGCGCAACCATCAGAATCGCAGGGAACAGCGACGACGAAACCAACGCATACGATGTCAGCGTTGACCAGATTGTCGAATACGTCGGCAACGCTTTCCATGACCAGAGCGAGACCATCCGCAATCTGAACGAGCAGATCGCATCCGCAAATGCCCGTATCGAGCAGATGACCGAGATGGAGAACAACCGCCGCGTTATGGCCGCCGAAGCCGTGGCCCGTGTTGCGCTGGATGAGTTCAACACCAACCGAGACGCTAAGGTTGAGGAAGATGTCCTGACTGCCACCATTGAAGATGTCAAGGCTGGCAAGTATACCAACTCTGTTGACGAGAACGGTATGTGGACCGGTGATAAGGAAGTGAGAACCCGCGTTCTTGCCGCCTGTGCCGAGACCGTTATGAAGCTGGAAAAGTCCCGCAAGCCCGTTTACTCCTGGTCCAACATGGGCAACGGCTCCATGAGTGACTCCGAGTTTGCCAACAGAGATGCTGTTCTGGACAGCATTATCCATTAACGAAGGAGGAATGACAAATGGCTTACATTGAGAAAACTGCATTTGAGAATCGAGTCAGCAACCATGAGTTCGATTCTATTTCCAATATCACCGGCATTTTTGAAACTGCCAGCGGTACCAAAGAAACCTGCTCCGCCGGTTTCCTGTGCGTGAGAGATATGGCCGCGCCCAACGATGGCTACGATGTCGATTTCAAGCTCTCCGGTTCTTCCCTTCTGTATCGGAATACCAACACCTGGTATATGATTCCCGCTGAGGAAGCCGATGGTGTTACCCCTATCTACGCCTGTAACACCTACAACGTGAACATGGTGGAAGATCCCTCTACCGGCAATCTGTACAAGGTCGGCGTCAACACGCTCGGCCTGCCCGCCCCGAAGAACTATCCCGCTACCTTCACTCAGATTCACTTCGACAACGTTCATATGTACCGCTTCGGTGAGGGCAACGTCTCCAACACTGTTACGAGCAAGGCCAGCCTTTTCTTCGTCGTTGAGGATGGTATGCTGAAGTACGTTCCCACCGTTCCCGAATCCGGCGTTTACTTCAAGGGTGTCGGCTATGGCAACTTCACTGCCGGTCCTCGCGCCAGCTTTGAATATTACGACGTCATCGCCTGCGTCGTTAGTCCTTCCTGATTTGCGAGCGTAAGAAAGAGGTGAAATGAAAATGGCAATTACTCTGAACAGCATCTCCCCTGAGATTTTCAACCTGAACGCCGATGAGTTTAACGGCGTTGAAAGACAGCGCGCCGAGATCGTTACCTGCGGCCGTATGCTGATGCAGGAATATGCCGGTAAGTCCGGCAACGATCTGCGCATCCTGGAACAGAGACCTTCTGACTTCCATTCCAACTTCGCTCCCACCGGCGAAAAGAGCTATGCCAGCGTCAATCGCGCCCTCCAGCGCAAGATGATGCTGTACGCTGCTTCCCGTTCCTGCCGCATGACCGGCGAGACCGAACCCGCCGATTACGATGCTTTCCTGCGCGCACAGAGAAAGTTCCTGAGCGACAAGACCTTCCTGCGTGTTCTGTCCGGCATCATCACCGACATCATCACTCCCGTCCTGCCCGCCACCATGAGCAACGCTCTCGGCTGGATCGCTGAAACCGTCTCCGTTCCGATGGGCAAGACCTACGAGCTGTCCGTGATGAGCAACGACGTGTTTATGTTTGAGGACGATTCCTGGGGCGCAAGCCGCAGTAAGCCTGCCAACAGACTGTACGACACCAACGTGACCATCAACCCCAGACTGCGTACCGCTAAGGCTACCGTGAAGTGGTATCAGCTCGTCGGCAACGACGCCGATCTGGGCAGATTCTTCAACTCTATGTCTGCCGGTCTGTACAGCAAGGTTCTGGCACTGGCGATGAAGGCTTTCAGAGTCTCTATCGCCAACACCCACTATGTGCCCACCAACCTGAGATTCACCAACACCTCTGCCAACTGGGTTACTGCCGCTTCCCGCGTCTCCGCTCTGGCTGGCGGCAGCTACGTGAACACCATCGCCGTTGGCCATCCCTCTGCTCTGACTAAGGCTCTGCCTGCCGGTGTTGTCAACTCCAGCACCGTGAACCTTGATGCGGCTCTGGCTGAAGCTCTCGGCCTTGAGTGGACTCGTTACGGCTACATCGGCCAGTACATGGGCACCCGCCTGATGCCCCTGGACGAAGCTATCGTCCCCGGCACTCAGAACACCACCATTACCAGCCTGATCCCCAACAACGAGATTTACCTGCTTCCCACTTCCGGCTATCGTCCTATCTATGTCGGCATGGAGGAAGGTACTCCCATCACCACCGAGCTGACTCCCAACGAGACCGCCGACGCTACCATCGACATCATCGTGTCCGCTTCCATCGACGCTGTGCCCGTGTTTGCCAGCAAGATGGCAGTCATCACCATCTGATCGGTTGATATCCTTCCGGGGGCGGGTAAACCGCCCTCGGTTTTATACGGCCTGCAAGCGCGTTGTGCGGTGCAATTCCGCAGGGCCGGGTTTGAACAAGGTATCTGAAAGGAGTCAGGAATGGCAGAAGAAAAGAAAACCCGACGCAGAAAGAAAACAACTGCGGCGGAAACCATCAAAGCGGAAACCACCAAAACGGAAACCCCTGCCGTTAAAGCGGCGGCTGAACCTGCTGTGGAAAAGAGCGCTGAGAGCGAAAAGGTGGAGCGGCTGGAAAAGCTGGTGGAAACCCTGATGGCTCAGCTTGCGGACCGCAATCCGCAGATCGTACAGGTGATGGCGGATACCGAGAAGGTCGTCATGCGGTTTCAGGCTGATGTCTCCGATGACAATCTGGCGGTATTCGGCACAAACGGTATGTACGGCCAGGTAACGGGCAAGCTGGGTACTGTCATTGTCCCGAAGTCCGAATGGAGCCGCTTTTACACAGAGACCAACCGTGCGATGATCGACAGACGCTGGCTTGTGGTCCTTTCCGGCATGACCGAACAGGAACGCGGGCTGTACAACTGTATGTACCGTGACGGCGAGGTTCTGGACGAAGGCGCTTTCCGCAAACTGCTGGATATGGGCGACGAACTGCTGGCAGTGTTTCCGAAGCTGTGCGTATCCCATCAGGAAATGGTCGGACGTTTCTTTATCGAAGCATACCAGAACGGTGATGTGCGCGTGACGGAAAACCGCGACCTTGTTCTTGCGCTGAACGAGGAGAGCAAAAAGGCATACGCTGACCTGCCTGCAAAGGATGCGCGGCGCAAGGGCGTTTTCAACCCGATCATCGCTGAGATGAACCGCAGGGACGAAGAAGCCTGATAAAGAAGGGAGTGCCCCGATATGGACCTGAACGAACTGAATATTCCCGCTGATAACGGGCAGGAGGACATCACCGGGGCAGAAAAGGGAACCCCGTGGCGGGAGGTTATCATAAACTCCGCTATGCTCCTGATCGACGACGTGCGGCTTAATGAGGAAGCAGCGATGAACCCGGCACTGTTTCTGCGCCGCATGAGCCTTTATATGAAGGCGGCTATCCCGCTCCTCAACCATCCGCCTGAACTGGTGGAAATGCTGACCAACGGCCTGCACAGCCCTGCGTTTGATGAATACCAGTGGGTGAGCAATCTGGAAAGCATGGAGAGCGAAACGGCGATCGAAACCGGCATGACCGGATTTGAGATGATGAGCTGCGCGATAGAACGGACCGACGCCGCGGGCGATGTGTACTTTGAGAAGTACGCAGAAGCCGTGTACGACGCGGAAAGCGGAACCGTGACGATGCCGGTGCAGGAAACCGAAGGTGTATCGTACATCTTTGATTTCTACACAGACGGCTGGTTCAGGGAGGTTCTGACCGCGACGCAGAAACGACTGCTCGGCCTGGCTATCGCAAGTGTGTGGGACGAGAGATTTTCCCGCAACTGGCTTTCGTTTTCCATGAAGGTGCATGACCAGACGTTTAACACGGTAAACGAAAGCAACTATATCGAAAAGGTATCGACACGGCAGGTGCAGAACAAACGCCTGCTGTACGATGAGCTGAGAAAGTACGCACAGGACTGCTATTATCTGACTCGTGTACAGCACGGGAACAGAAATGCTCCGGTGCGGAATTTCCGCCTGCTGTAAAGGGAGGTGCGCGGTATGCCTGACGGATATATCGGAAACGCCGCTATCCTTGCGGGCGGAAGCCGCGTAAACGGCGTAAAGCAGAACACGCCTGCTGAGAACAGCGACTTCAAGACGCGGCACTTCCTGCGCGAGTTCGAGGTGTTCACGCGAAAGAACGCGCGGTATGCCAGCAACTACATCAAGGGCCAGGCAGAAGGAATTCCGGATGCCAGCCGCCCGAAGGAATGGCAGGACGTTCTGCTCCGTGTGGCTGACATTGTTACTCCCAACGCGGCGATCACAAGAAACCTTGACCAGTACAAGGCGATACTGGTAGACGACCGGAGAGTCGGCTATATCATGCCGGGGACGAAGTTCCGTTTTCAGGGTTCTACATGGCTTGCGTTCAATGCCGAGAACGTTTCCGCACCCGGCAACACGGCGCTCGTACAGCACTGCAACGCTGTATGGACGCATTACGACTATTACGGAAACATCGTGCAGGAACCGCTCTGTGCGGACAGCGATATCGGCAAGGCCAACGCAGGCGACAACCAGCGAAGCTACAACATCAACCTGATGTACGTGAACGTGAGATGCCAGTACAACGAGGACACAAGGCAGCTCAACACGAACAGCAGGATTATGCTTGGTTCGGAAGCGTACCGCATTACCGGCCTGCTCGACTTTGTGCAGGAACACACCGGGAACTATGACAGTGTGCGTATGCTCCACTTTACGCTGAGATTTGACGAAAAGAACCCTGTGATGGACGACCTGGAAAACAGGATAGCGGATGGCAGGAACTTTTCGTTTTCGGCTGAAATCACCGGTGCCGACGGATTGGCCGAGGGCGGCAGTACGCAGCTCACGCCTGTGTTCTTCCGGAACGGTGTTATCGCGGAAGCAACGGAAGAAAAGCCGCTTACGTGGGATTTTGAAAGCACGGACCAGACGGTTGCGACTGTTGACGGCAGCGGCGTTGTTACCGGTGTTTCGGAAGGGCAGTGCATCATCCGTGCGGTGCTCCGTGAAAACCCCGGCGTGTACGCTGAAATGCCGATACACGTGACAGCAGAGATCGAGACGGACTTTGTATTCGACAAGATGCCGCCGGATTATCTGAGAGCGTACCAGAGCGTGAGACTATCTGCGACGATGTACCGCGGCGGTTCAGCTGCGGAAGATGCACCGGCAATCGTGTGGGAGACGGACGGCGCAAGCAGGCTTTCGTACAGCGCAAAGACCGAGGACGACGATGTTATCATCACCTGCTACAAAGCGTGTGACAAGCCCCTGACCGTAACCGCAAGGTGCGGTGAACACACTCTGAGCGCGGAGATAGAACTGAGAGGGCTGTAATATGGGCGTAAGAATACTGACCGGTATCGACGCCGGAAACAACCCTGTAAAGAACCTGCGGTTTGAAATCCTTATGAGCGATCCCGCAGTTCCGCAGACCGGGCAGGTGTGGTTCAACATGACAGAAACCGAGTTCCGGTTTTTTGACGGCACAGACGTAAAGACACTTGGAGCGCGTGATACGGCCCGCGTTGAAAACGAAACGCTGATATTCAGCGCAGTGATGGCAACCGTAGAGAACAGTACGCTTACGATCAGATAAGGAAGTGCCGAAATGGTATCCTGCAAATACGCTGAAAAACAGCGAAACCAGAAATCCGTTTTATGCAAGGCAGATGATGGGGGCTTCTGTGCGTTCCAGTATTTCTGCCGCGTGAAACGAAGCTGGGAACTGACCGATAAGGCAAAAGAGTGCCTGAAAAGGCAATCGTGACATCATAAGGGAGGGATTTACTCTATGATCGTGATTACCGAAAATGACCTGATGAACGCCCGCACCTACCTGCCGATGCACATCAAGCAGGCTTTTCTCGAACACGCAGCTCCGCTGTGCTTCGATACGCTGAATATCAATATCAATGAGAACGGCCTTGAGAACGTGCCGTTCCCGGCGATGTACAAAGAGAATACTTTTCTGAAAAGCCGCTTCCTTATGGGGGCGCTTTGGGGGCTGTATTTCGGCAAGCCTTACGAAAGGGCAGAGGGTGACGACTACATGATACCCGCCGAGCTGTACGATGAGCTGACCGGAAGCCATATTCTGAACCAGATTGAGCGCATGAAGGGGAGGGGTGAAGCACTGCGGCTTATCGCCTTCGACCTGCTGGCGGATTACCGAGACCTTGAGCGACGCATGAACGCTGAAGTGTACGGCATGGTGAACGCGATGAACGATCCCTGTACGAGACTGTATGCCATGATGTTTTTGCAGACCACGCCGGAGGAAATCCAGCGCGGCGCAGAGCAGCTGAAGGGACTCACGGAACAGCTTGAGGAACTGAAGGCAAAGCGGAAAGAGCGGGCGGTGAGTGATAATGCGGGCTGAGTTTGAATCGCCGTATTACCCTTACGAAAAGGTACAGGAAGGGTTTCCGGGATTTCGCGGTGCAGAGCTTATCCCGATGAAGGTCATCCGCTATCTGATGGACCTGCCGGACGCAGAAGGGTATGAACCGGCTGACGACAACAACCGGCCCCGTGTGCGGCTGATGAAGTACCTGTGGCACGACGAAGCGAATCCGCTTGCAAAGCCGATGCCGACAACGGCGGAAAAGATCAGTCTCCTGTGGGACGGCAACCAGCCGGACATCAACGACAACGAACAGAAGGAACGGCACCCGAAAGGGTATCGGCTTTATCCGCAGGTTATCTGGATGCCGGTCGGCCTGGAAGCCAAAACGCTCCTGAAGGTATATGTCGGGCGCATCTATTCGGTGAGCAACTACGTATACCGTGTTTCGGTTGTGTTCGATATATGGGTAAACGGAGGGAATGACGGCAACCTTGAGACGGAAGCCTATTCCCGCGCTTACGCGATGGAGCAGTGTATCGTTGAAGCGCTGAACGGTGTGAACATGACCGGCATCGGCACGTTCTCATGGTCGCGCATGGACCACGGCGACAACAATTCGACGGCGATCTATGACGAGGGCAACAACGTTGGGCGACGCCTGAGAATGTCGCTTTCGTGGGCAGAGTAAAGCCGGGGAGGGCTTATCAGAATGGCGATCAGCGATGAGCAGAACAGAGCGATAAGCAGGTACGAGCCGCTTGCCGCGGAAGGCTTTACGTTCTATCCGATCACGGTTGAGGAATACGACCTGTTTCTGATCGGCAGAAGCGGCCTTGAGGTAATGCAGCAGTCGCTCCCGACTGAGTATCTGTCCCTGCCGTTTTTATCGGCTCTGTACAAACTCGATTACAACGCCATCAAGGAAGGGAAATCTTCCACGGGGCTGTTTTCCCGCGTACTGGTATTTCTTGCGCTGGCCTTGCGGCTGGGGTACGGAAAACCGATAGAGGAGCGGCAGTCCCTGTTTAAGATTGCGGCAAACCCGAAGGACCTTTCGGAACTGAAGGCTGTGAAATTTGTTATCGACGGGGAAGAACGCGAGATTACCCCGCTGATGTTCCACCGACTGAGACCGATACTGGCGGCGCAGAACGGGATTGAACTGTACTCGGAAAGCGCAAACCCGGAACTGATCGAGGCGGAGCAGGAACTTGCGGCCAGAAACAGTGAGCAGTTAAAGATAGAGGTGCGCAGCTTAATCTCCACCGTGGCGTCCCTGTCGCACACGGATGAACGGGAGATATATGGCTGGGCCATCGTCAAACTGCTGGACAGGCAGAGGGTTTACCAGAGATTGCTTGGCTATGTCCTGTGCGGCCTTGCGGAGACGCAGGGTGCATCGTGGAAGGGCGGGAACCCTTACCCGAACCCGTTTTACGATAAGATCAGCGACAAGAGTTCCGCCGTGCTGTCCCTACAGGAATTTGCGGGCGGCAACGGCATCAAGGCAATCCAAAACGCTGGCGGCATAGAGGGAAATCCCGCCGCCGAAAATTAAGAAAAGGAGTGTGAAACAGAATGATCTCTTTTACCGATAAGCGACTGTACGCAAAGGGTATCTGCCAGGCGATCTGCTCCGATCCCATTACCGGCGATATTCTGTATTACAGCAACAAGTTCTCTACCGGCAACATCACCACCTCTCTGACTGCCGGTGAAATCCGTGCCGGTCTCGGCAACTCCATCGCCGCTATCATCCCCAGCGACTCCGCAGTGAGCGTTGAGTTCACCGCCGCCGACTTTAACCTGTGGGCTAAGGCTGCACAGGTCGGTGCCGCTCTGAGCTATAACGCCCCTGTTATGGTCTGCAAGAACATCACCGCCACCGGCGCTACTCTGACTGTCGATGTCTCCGAGGGCGTTCCCGTTGCCCAGCTTGGCCAGAGCGCCGCTACCTGCTATGTGCAGGAAGTCGGTGCAGAGTCTCCCATCCACGAGGGCGGCGTTGCCTATCCTATCACTGCCGCAGGTACCGTGACCGGTTTCACTGCCACCACCGGCAAGAAGTACAAGGTGTGGCACTATGAGAATCAGGCATCCGCCAGAGTCGCCACTCTGTCCGCGATGTTCGATCCCAAAGTTGTCCACTTTGACGCTCAGATCCCCGTTTACTGCAACGACGTTGCCGCAAGCGAGAACGAAGGCACCAGAGTCGGCTGGCTCCACGTTATCGTTCCCCGCCTGAAGCTGGGCGGCACTGCCACCATTACCGGCGACCAGGGCAACAACGATACCACCTCTGTTTCCGGCCAGGCTGTCGCCTATGACAGCGATGTCATTTCCGAGAACTGCACCGACTGCGAAGCCGGTACTCTGGCCTACTACATCTATATCCCCGACAACTCCGCTCAGGATATCACCGGCCTTGCCATCGTCGGCGGCGTGATCGAAGTCGCAAAGTCCGGCTCCGTTCAGGTTCCCGTGAAGTACGTCATGGCAAACAAGGAACTGGTCACTCCCGCTTCCTACGCCGCCCTGAGCTACAGTCTGACCGGCGCACCCACCGGCACCACCGTGACCGCTGCCGGTGTGCTGAACGCAGGCACTGCTACCGGCGACTGCGAAATCACCGTCACCTTCGAGGATTTCAAGGTCATCGCAAACGTTTCCGTCACCGCCTGATGACGGTGTAATCTGATGCCCCTGTCCCTGCAATTGTGCGGACAGGGGCATACGCAAACCCACAAAGCAGATTTGCGGGCTTGCGTATGATTTACGGATTGCACATGAAAGGAGGAAAACCGAGTGGGGTATGCTTTTGAAAGCGTTGAGAATTTTGAATCCGCGCTGAACGCTATGATAATCGGCCTGTTTTATCAGCGGGAGCAGGTATTCAAAGAGGACATCGCGCAGGCAACAGAGGAGTGCGTTTACTCGGCGTATACTCCGAAATCGTACAGCCGCCGCGGTGATATGGGCGGCCTTGCCGATCCGTTCAACAACGATACGCTCCGATTCGATTTCGTGCCGCTTCTGAAGTACGAGATGGAACTGAAGAACAACACGCCGTTCAACGGGGACGGCGGCGCAGGAAGCCTTGATGAACTGATCGAGCGCGGCTACAAGTACACATGGGCTCGTTCTGAGATCGCAAGAAGGCAACCGTATCCCCGCCCGTTCTACCAGAAGGCAGATGAGCTTGCACTGCTCGACCTGCGAGAGATGGTTAAGGAACTGGAATCCTTTTGACACTGTGAGGTGAAGGAATGGCAAGCGTAACTTTAACCGTAGATGTCAAACGACAGGGCCTTGACACCCTTCAGAAAGACATCAATGCACTGAGCAACAAAAAAATATCGGTTGATATTACGACCAACGCTCAGAATTTTCTCGCAGTCGAAAAAAGCGTAAAAGCCTTACGCAGTAAAACGATAAAGGTATCGGTACAGGCGGACAGCAAGGAACTGACCACACTGAAAAGCCGCCTGAACACCTTAAAGAACAAGTCAGTAAAGGTTACGGTGAATGTCGTAACCGGGAAACTGACTGATCTCCGCACCCGGCTCGGAAACCTGAGAGATAAAACGGTCCGCATCGGTGTGAGGGTAGATGCTTCCGCACTGACATCTCTGGAACGCCGCATCAAGGCACTCCAGAGCAGTACGATCACCGTGAAGGTAAACGGCGCAGCTTCCGGCACTGCATCCGGCGGCGGTGGCGGCGGCGGTGCGGGTATGGCAACCGCAAATCCGGCGGCTGTTCTGACAGAATCCGCGGCACAGGTTTCCGGGCTGACATCCGGCCTGCGCGTGGTGCAGGAAACCGCTACCACAACGGCAAACGGCGTTGTCGCGGCAACGCAGAAAATGAGCGACGGTTTCTCCTCTGTCACTGTATCTGTGAATCAGAGCGGAGAAGCCGTGCAGAAGGCGAGCATCAATTACGGTAAGATGGCCGCCGCCGCAGAAAAGGAAGCGGCAAGGGTAAAGGCGGCGTGGGCAGAAGCGGATGCTGCTTATGCAAAAGGTGTTCAGAACGGGTTCGGAACGCTGAACGGTGCAGGCGGCAATATCCGCGTCGGTCAGAACGCTCTTTATCTGCAACAGCAGGAGATTGCCGCGAACAGAGCGGCGGCAGGTGTAGGCGCGCAGGGTTCCAAACAGGCAGGCAGTACATTCCGGGCACAGACAGCCCAGCAGACTGCGGCGATCAGAGCTTCCACTGCCGCATGGGACCAGAACACGATGGCCCTGTACGGGAACGCGCAGGCATCCGGAAAAGCCGTAAAAGCGCAGGGACAGGTTGCAAGCGGTACAAAGCAGCTCACCGGCCTTGCCAGCATCATGGGCGATTCGCTCGGAAACATCGCGGTAAAGATGACCGCGTGGCAGATTGCCGGTAATCTGATCAGCAAACCGATTTCCGCCATCAACGACGCCGTGGATACCATGCAGGCGATGGACGACGAGATGGTGAACATCCGCAAGGTTTCGTCCATGACCGCGGAACAGCTTGACGCGGTGGAAGCATCCGCCTATAAAGTCGCTTCTGCATACGGTGTAACCGCGGAAGCATACCTGCAATCCGTCACGTCGTTCTCACGTGCGGGCTACAACGAGCTTTCTCAGTCTCTGGCTGAGCTTTCTGTGAAAACGCAGCTCGTAGGCGATATGTCCGCCGATGTCGCGGACCAGTTCCTGCTGGCTGTCGATGCGGCGTATCAGTACCAGGGCAACGTTGAAAAGCTCGGTGCCGTTATCGACGGCACGGATAAGATCGGCAACAACTTTGCCACGAGCATGGAGAAGATTGCTCAGGGCTTAGGCAAGGTTTCTACGATTGCCGCACAGGGACACGTCGGCATTGACGAGCTTTCTGCCGCATTAGGTACCGTTACTGCCGTTACGCAGAGAAGCGGCAACGAAGCGGCAACCGCACTCCGCGCCCTTTTCCTGAATATCATGGGCGATACCAAAACGGAGATCGAGGACGGCGCGACGTGGACCGCAGGCGAAATTGAAGGCTTGCGCGACATTCTGCGGATTTACGCATCAGATGCTATCGAAGCCGCAGAAGCGACCGGTTCTATCATTGATCCTATGGAAGCCATCGGCGGCCTTGCGCAGTCCATGAAGGACGGCCTGCTGACCGAGCAGGAACTGATGGAGATGGTTTCCGACATCGGCGGCAAGCTCCGTACCGCACAACTGCTCGCACTGGTACAGAATTGGGATATGTACCAGGAGATGCTGACCTACTTCAACGACTCTGCTGGATACGCAGACGCCGAGGTGGAAAAGGCGCAGGAAGCATGGACCAGAAAAGCAAACGTGCTGAAGAACACGTTTACGGAACTGGTTGCCAATGTAACGGGCGGCTCCGAACAGTTTGAAGCTGTGATCGAGGGTGCAACTGCCGCACTGGATGTTCTGAACAGCGGGCTTGGCGTGACAGCGATACAGCTTACGGCTGTATTCGGTATTGTAAAACTGGTTTCCGGCAGTTTCCTGGGGCTGAACCTTTCAGGTCTCGTTGCGGAAGGCGCGGCGCTTGCGGGCGTTTTCATGGAGGTTGCGGCGGCCAGCGGTGTTGCGGCGGCATCCGTTGAACTGCTTGATATCGCCTTTGCAGCGCTTGCGGCAAATCCGGCTGTTCTGCTCGGTGTGCTTGCGGCGGCCACATTCGGCGCGTTCAAGCTGATCGACGCCGTGACGGTATCTCTGGAGGAGCAGAGAGCAAAGGTAAGCGAGCTGAACACAGAATACCAGAACCTGTACGGTGCCGGTTCTGAGTACGCAGAGCTTTCCAGCCGGGCGGACAGCCTGACTGCCGCGGAACGGCGCAGACTTGCTGTGCTGGAAGCGGAAAAGGAAGCGATGGAAGGCCAGCTTCAGGCCGCCCGTGACCTTGAATTTGCGAAGTTTAACCAGGACGATTCCGAAGGGACAACGCAGGGACACGGCAGGGGCTGGTGGGATGCCACCGGCGGCGAATCAAAGAGCCGGTCCAATCTGGATGCCCTGAACAACGGCTATGAGACGCTGATAGAGAACTACAAGCAGGGAACTATCGGCAACGCTGAGTTCCGGGAGGAACTGGCGAAACTATCCACCGAGCAGAAGGAATATTACGACGCCCTGCTGAAGTACCGCGATCTCGGCTATGACCTTTCCGACGAACAGGACGACTTCATCCGGCAGTATGAAAAGCTGGGCGACGTTCTGGCAACCTGCAAGGAAGGCTACTATGATGCCCGCGCCGCGCTGGATGCGTTCTGGGACGCAAACATGGACGGCACCGGCGGTATAGATTCGCTGAAGGACAAGTACGAGCAGTTCTTAGGACTGTTCAACAGCGGCATGACAAATTCGTCCCGGTACAAGGACCTTGTGGACGAGTTATTCCCGGCTGATCTTTTCGATTCTCTCGGACGGGACTATGAGCAGGCAGGCGAACTGCTTGCCAATCAGTTCTGGCAGGGCGTGTTCAGCCAGAGCGGTGACAGCGATATTTCCGGCACGTTTGTGGGTGCTCTGTACGGCATGGCAGATGCAGACGGAAAGATCGTAGATGAGAACGGGAATGTCGTGGCGTCCTTTGCAGAGGTTGACGGTGCGGTAAATCTGTCCATCGAAAACTTCGATGCACTGGCAAATTCGCTCGGTATTTCTGCGGAAGCCCTGCAAACCCTGCTCGGAACAGCGCAGGATGCCAGCACCATTGACGGGACGGCTGAAAGCGTGGCGGCCCTGTGCGACCAGCTCGGCGTACTGACGCTTGCGGCAAGTGAATCAGCGGATGGCCTGATGCACATCCCGCTGGAAGCCTTTGTGAACGCCTGCATCAACGCAGGTTACGGCGAACAGCAGATACGTGCCCTGATCGGCGCGATGTCCGATGTCAACGGCGTTTCTTTCGATAACGCGGAAGGTGAGGTTGCAAATCTGCAAGGCGACCTTGACGCAGCTATCGAAAAAGGCCAGGGGCTTGAGGATAAACTGAACGATGTCGATTCCACGACGGCAACGCCGAAGATCGACGCGGATACCAGCTCTGCCGATTCAAAGATAAACGCTATCGTAAGCCGACTGGACTCGCTTTCCACAAAGACGTGGACATTCCATACGTCTGTGGCGGGAGACTCGGAAGCGAGCGGCACGACCAACGCACCCGGCGGCGTGACGCTGGTAAACGAGCTTGGCCCTGAGATTATCCGTGAGGGCGGCAGAGCACGTATCGCAGGCGGCGGCCTGCCGACGTTTACCGAAATCCAGCCCGGCGCGCAGGTATTCAACGCCACACAGACGAAGCAGATACTGGAACGCTCCGGCGGCGTGTTTAACGCTATGGCAGGAGAAGCGCCCGGCAGCTCCGCAAAGTATTCCTTCAACAGTACATGGCTGAACGCCTATACAAACGGAAGCAAGGGCGGCAGTTCCGGAGGTGGTTCCGGTGGCAGTTCCGGTGGAAGCTCCGGCGGGAGCAAGCCTTCATCCGGCGGTACCGGCGGCAAGACGTCCTCCAGCGGAAGTTCCAGAGGAAGCAGTTCACGCGCGGCAGCGTCTGTTACCGGCGCAAACGCAGACCAGCTCAAGGAAGAACTCGATCTGCTCCGCGCACAGTACAGTTATCTGGAAGCATCCGGCGGTACTGTTGAACAGCTCGTAGAAAAGAGCGGGCAGATTCAGGATAAACTACACCAGATCAACGATGCTCTGCGGCGTTCCGGTGGAGAAGAAAAGGAAATCACAGATAATTCCACGAGCTGGTGGAAAGAACTCGATACAATCCACGAAACGATCAAGAAGGCTTTTGAGGACGAGCGAAGCCTGATGGAATCCAATCTGAAACTCCTGCAGGCACAGAGCGGGAGCGCAGAGGACCAGATTGAGATAATCAAGAAGATACAGGAAAACCTCCACAAAGAAGCGGAGTACCTGCGTTCCATCGGCGCGGAACAGGAAGAAATCAACAAGCTATCGCAGGAATGGTGGAGCCAGCAGGACGACATCCTGAAAATCCAGAAAGCGCTTTGGGATGAGCTGGACGATGCAGTCAGCGAGTATCTTGACGAAGCGAAGAAGGCAAGAGACGACGAGATCGACGCAATCGACCGCGTAATCGACGGCCTGAAAAAGCAGAGAGAAGTTAAGAAGGACGCGCTTTCGTTAGAGGAAAAGCAGCTCGCGGCGGAGAAAGCCCGTGCCGCGTGGGAAAACGCTCAGGAGGAGCGCAACACCAGATACTACAATGCCAAAACCGGACAGTGGGAATGGGGCGCAAGCCGGGAAAGCGTGGACAGTGCCGAAAAAGCGTATAAGGACGCTTTGGAGGATCTGAACAGCTACGAGGAAGAACTGGCATACAACGCCGTTCTGGATGAGATGAACGCCCGCAAGGACGCGCTGAACGCGGCATATAACACGCTGGAAGCGAACTGGAAAACCATTCTGAAGTCCGTTGAGACGCCGACCAGAAGTATTTCCGAAATCCTTCAGGACATCGCAAAGAACGGCACACCGCAGATGAAGGCGCAGATTGAGAATGTGGGCCATTATCTCGGTGATCTTGCGAACTATATCAAGGGCGCTGTCGGGCCTTCCTCCGTGTTGCAGTCGCTGACAAACGCGGAAGCAGCGGCGGCAAAGCTGGGCGGCACGGTAGATTACGGCACTATCCAGCGCGACTACACAAACGATAAGACAGACTATGCGGCGCTGATCCTGAAATCAACATCTCTCGGTGAAGCGGAGTATTGGGCGGAACAGCGCGAACTGAAAGCCAAAGCACAGGGCATCAAGCTCGGTGAAGGCGGCTACCAGACGACCAATGACATCCTGAAGCAGTGGGCGGTATCGTATGCACCCGGCAATCCCGCTCTGCAAACGACAACTACTGCATCGGCCTCGACGCAGAACAGCGGCGATGTGCTGATACACATGAGCAAGGAGCAGTATGTACAGCAGGCGGTAAAGAACGGTATTGCCCGCACAACCGCGGAACGTGAGTGGGAGCTGAAGAACGCGCAGAACGCCGGGCTTTTCAGCTACAACATGAACACGGTATCCAGCAGTACCGGTGTGAAAAAGGCCGGTGCAAACGCACAGTCCGGCAGTAACGCTCACAAATTCGACAGCGGCGGTATCCTGAACGGCATGGGCGGCATCAAGGCTACGATGGCTGACGAAATGGTCATCCCGCCGGATGTTACCGCCAAAATGCTGAACGCTACGGACAACGACACGTTCCGCCGCAGAATGAATGAACTGCGGTATGTTTACGGGAGCAAATCCGATTCCGTGAAAATACCGACAGGGACGGTATCCAGCCGGACCAGCAACGACCACTACGGAGACTGCTATACCTTCGGGAATATCACGATGAGTGAACAGCAGGCGCGCGGCACAACGGTGTATGAACTGGCAAGACTTTCTAAAGGTCTCGGCGCGTATAACTGGACGAGGTAAGAGAGGTGGAACGAGATGCTTTTTCAGCCTACAAATGTATTGCCTTCGACCAGAGGAGCTATCGGGGGCGGCACGGTTGATGCCGCGCAGCCCCTGACGGTATCCTGGCAGGTGAACGGAAATTCCCCGATGTACCGCTACAAGATTTCCGTTATGCTGAACGACGCGGAAAGCACGGAGATTTTCAACACCGGCATCGTATCTCTGTCACAGCCGTTTTACGGAACGAATACAGACGGGACGCCGAATCTGTTTTCGGCTTCTCTCAATCTGGACGAAGTGGACGAATACGAAAACAGGCACATGGTGGATGGCGTGGAGTGCGGATACAAGTTTTCCGCAACGCAGTATTGGAGCGCAGCCGACAACAGCAAGAGCGTTGCCATGACAAGCGCCGCGGCGTTTATCACAAGAGCTGTACCGACTGTGAGCGTGACCATTCCGACCGGCGGCGTAGACGCGAGAGAATACACCTTTGCCGGGAATTACACACAGACAGACGGCGATTCTCTGAACTGGCACCAGTGGGAGATTGCAGACGGGAACGGGGAAATTCTGAAAGACACCGGAAAGCTCTATGGCTCCAGACCGCTGACGGTCCATTTTGATGGCTTCTTCAACGGGGAGTATCAGATACGGCTGACGGTGCAGACAGAAAACGGCGTAACGGCCACCAGCGGATGGCAGACGTTCACGGTGGCTTACGAAGAAAACTCGGCGTTCCGCGGAGAGCTGACCGCAAGACGCGCTACCGAAAAACGGACCGCGGTTTCCGTGGATTGGGGTGTACTGCGGTACATCCCGGCTGTGAGCCACACAAACGCGGATATCGAAGAAGGTGTCCTCAAACTGAGGACAACTGGAAGCCAGGTGCTGTGGAACACGGTAAACGGGGAATCAATGGCATTTGACGATCCGTGGACAATGTTTTTCCGGACAACGTGGATAACGCAGGGAGACAACGATACCACCCTGCTTACGATCACGGGCAGGGACGGCGTTATCTACCGTGTGAAGCAGTACGGCACTTCTCACGATGTGATCGCAGGTTATGTCTATCTGCAAGCGCTCAACAGCGACAGCACGGAACGCGGTTCTGTGCGGCTGAGATGCCTGTACGGAGGAACGCATACCGTTACCGCGGTTATCACGCCAGACGTGCTCTATCTGCGGCTTGACGGTTTTCGCCCCGGCCTGTATCCGGGAGATGTTCTGTATCCGGACGGCGATGTATATCCGCTTCAGGACATCACGGAAAGGCTCAGAGCGAAAACGTTTGCGACAGTGGAAAATGGAATCGTATCTGTGCAGTTATCCGGGAAACAGAACGTGGAGTACCTGCATATCGTTTCCGGGAACGCGAGCGAAAACGCGAGCGCCCTGTATGACAGAGTGGAATACACTCCTGTCTGTACTCCGGATACGCTGTTTTTCGCCGCTGATTTCAGCCAGGAATACGGGCTGAACGCCGGGAATGTGACGACAAGCGAGATGCCGGAGAGCGTATCTGTTTATCGCAGAGAACCGGGGAGTGCAGTGCTGACAAAGGCGGCAAAGATACCGTTTGGCAGTACGACGGGATTTCTGGATTATGCGGTGAAAAGCCAGCAGGGGCCGTACTCTTACCGAATGGTGGCAAACTCTGAGGAAGGCGGGCAGCTCGGCGTTTCAGACTCCAACGAGGTCAACCCGTGCTTCTGGAATTGGGCAATCCTGAAATGCGATGAGATCGAACCCGGTGTGTTCCGCGTGAAGGATGAGTTCCTTTTCGGGAAGAACCTTGCCAGCGGAAACATTGCGAACAACAACAATCCGAGCGTATATGCGACGTTTACGAAGTACCCGATGGTCATGCGGTCTCCCGCGAACTATCGGACCGGGACGCTGGAAAGCATGATCGGCGTGATTGATGCAGGCACCTGCCGATACAGCGATACCGTTGAGATGATGGAAAAGCTGTATGAGCTGAACACAACTGATGATGCACTGTTCCTGAAGGACCGAAAGGGGAGTATGTTCCCGATCAGACTGATGGGGGAGACCTCGCAGGCGATGCAGGACAACACCAGAGAACAGGCTGTGACGGCGCGTTTGCAGTGGGTTGAGATCGGCGGAATGGACGGTATCTCTGTGTACCGGGAACTGCGGGGCGGTGATATGGCATGACGGAAACGGAGAAACAGAGCGCGTATTTTGACGCTCTCAGAAAGCCGTTCCGGAAGCTGTGCCGCCTGCGGTTCCTGAACCCGGACGGATCTACCGCGTTTATGCTGGACAACGACCACAACCTTGAGAGGAACCGCGCGTTTATCGAGGAAGGTACGATTTCGGAAAACTGGCAGAACGGGCAGAGACGGACTGTTGACGTTACGCTTTCCAACATAGATGGGCAGTTCGACTACAACGTGAACAATCTGTGGTTCGGGACGGAGATCGCCGTAGATGAGGGGCTGGTGCTTCCAAATGGCGAGGAATACTATCTGCCGCAGGGCGTGTTTCTGATACAGGAACCGGAAGAAACCTACAGCCCAAACGAAGGGCGCAGGATTCAGCTAAACCTCGTAGACAAGTGGGCCATGCTTGACGGAACGCTGTACGGAAACCTTGAATCCACATACGAGATACCGGTGGAGCAGGAATCGGATATTTTCAGCCCGATGAAAGCTCTGCTGAGTGAAGATAAGGGGAACGGGTATCCGCTTGACCGCGTACCACCTGTGTTTACGGAATACTACAACGGGAAATACCAGACCTACACAAACGGGAATGTATACCCGCTGACACGAATTCCGTATACCATGCGCGTTGACTCCGAAAGCGGGACGGTGGCGGATGTTATCACGATGCTTGCAGGGGTTGTAAACGCATGGGTTGGCTACGATGTTTCCGGGGCGCTCAGGATAGATGCTTCTCAGGATGATATTGCGGATGAAACAAAGCCTGTGACGTGGCAGTTCCGCATGGATGAAACGCAGATTACCGGCTTGACGTATGTCAATAAAAACACCGAGGTGTACAACGATTATATCGTGCTCGGAGACCAGCTTGAGGACTTCTCCCAGCCTTCCGGCAGGGCGCAGAACCTTGATGAAAACAGTGATACCAATGTGCAGACCATCGGCAGAAAAACACTGCGCGTAAACAAGAACGGCTTCGGTACGGACACGCAGTGCCAGGATTACGCGGCATGGAAACTGAAACGGGCAACGGTGCTTCAGAAATCTGTTTCGGTATCCTGCTCACAGATACTCCATGTGGACGGGAACGACCTGATTACCATCGTGCGGACCGACAAAGAAGGAAGCCCGGAGGAACGGCATCTTGTCACAGGGTTTTCCAGACCGCTGACCGGCACGGAGGATATGACCATACAGTGTACATCGGTAAATGATTTTCCGAAAGCCACGATCACAAGCTGGCCGGAAAATCCGGAAACCTGACGGAAGGGAGGGTGCTGACATGAGAGAGATCAACCTTGAGGTAACAATGGCAGACGGTGAGGTTTTCCGTATCATCAGAGAGGACGGGAAATACTATTACCGGGCAGACGGCGTTCATATCAGAAAGGGCAACCGCAACATTGTTTCCATTGTGAAGGTCCGTGCGAAGAACGCCGAAAAGACTGCGGAAGAAAACAGCGATAAGGGGGCGTAATACATGGCGTATCAGGCACCTGAATGGGTAAACGGCGCGCCGCCTGCTATCAGCTCCGATAACCTGAGAAATCTGTGTGAGACCGTGGAGGATACGCAGATTCTGATGGGCAACGGTATTCCTTCTGAATCAGAGGGGGCGGCAGGGCAGTTTTACCTCGATCTCACGGACCGCGGCGGGTTCTTTGACCTGTACCAGTGCGTTTCCATTTCCAACGGAAACAGAAAATGGGTGACGGTAAACAGCGGCGCCAATGAGGATGTTACGTTTAAGGTGGAAGCCCTGCGGCGCAGGGTGGCATCGCACAGCGCGGCGATCATTGCCGCTGTCCCCAGAAACAACGTATACGAGAAGTACATCCCCACAAACGCAAGTGATGTGCCGAACTTTGATGACTATACGACGGAGCGCCATATTCATTTCATCGACAAGTATGCACCGATCTGTGCCGCAACGTACAGACCTCCGCTCCACGGCGGAATACTGGACGTGATGCGAAACTCAAAGAACCTTTCCGGCGCGCAGTATTTTTATCCTGTCAGCGGAACCGGTGAGGTCAAGTCTCAGATATGGTACCGGGCGTTTTATTACAGGTCCAGCGGCACCAGCTTCGGCGCATGGGAGTGCATCAACCGCGTGGATGAAAGCAAACTTGATTGGAGGACCGGCGGATGAGTGATACCTTACATCTTCTGGCACACGCCAGTCTCGGCAACGGAGTGCTGGGCAACCAGACAGGCAGAGAGCTTTCCATCCTGAAATACTACAACGGCGCTTCCTCCGGCGGGTGGGGACGTGTGTACCGCTTTAAGGATGAATACAAAGAGTATGCGGATAAGGCCGCAGAAATGCAGTATTCCGGTGTGCTGAATGGCTATATCGGATACTCGCAGAGTTACAGATTGTCCTCTATCCGCTGTATGATCGCTCACTATTTCGGCCTGCGATACGATACATACGAAACAGGGCATAAGTACCGAGATGCAGACGGAAACGCAGTCACACCGGACTGGCCGCGGCTTGACGTGACAAAGCTGCGCCCGTGGTTCGTGGACAGAGAAGCCTGCGTGGACTGCTCCAGCCTGACCAACACCTCGTTTTCGATTGCTACCGGCATCTGGTATCACAGAGGAACGAGCCTTGACAGAGCGACCGTTTTCTACGGTGATACGCGCCCGAACAACGAAACAAAGCTCAGCAACAGCGCCAATGCGTTTTACGGTGATTTCTGTGACGGCTCCTGGACGCCGCTGCTCCCGGTGCTCTCTCTCTGGAGTGAACCGTATCCCTGTTACAGCGAGGAAACCATTGACGGCTATGTGGAGGATTACTTCTACGATGTGCCGGACGACCTGAAAAAGAGACGCTGTACGGTACACAGAATTGAATTCAGGCTCGGACAGAACAACAGCACGTACCGCCCTGTGAGAAATTCCTATCTTTGGGACGGGAACGCGAGATACGACGGAAAAGGCAATCGCATCTGCGCCGATCTATACCAGTACAAGTGGGAGCCTTTTATGGATGAGTATATCTGTGATACGGACGAGAAAACGCTTCTCCGTGCTGTGTACGAGGACGGGGAACTGAAGGGATATGTCAACCCAAACGGTGACTATCTCTATTCCGTGACGAACAACGTAGCCTACTGGAACAATGACGCCCAGGTGGATGGTTTCCCGGCGCAGAACATCAACTGCCCCAAAGGAATGGAAGGCGCTACCGCTGCGGAAGTGATCGCGGCGGATACGAACCGAACCCACACATACGTTCCGGAGGACGGGCAGACCGGCGAATTGTCGTGGAACATGGACGACAGCTACAACGCGGGTATCCGCAAGAACATTTCCTCTGTCGATTTCTATAATTCAGACGGAACATTCGTCAAGACCACAAAAAGAAACCTGTACTACAAAACAGGTTATTCCGAAAAGGCTGATGCGGCTGGTGCCGTATCCGGCGACAGCATCTTCAGAACAACGTTTTCCGACGACCTGAAGGTGCTGTATGCCGTGGATTCGACCGGCGCGCCGCGCGGCGGGTGCGTGTGGGTTCTGGACGGCGGGACGCCCGATTCTTCCGATATCCTGTTCCCAATGTGGAGCGTGACAGAGTGCGAGCTTGACAGCGATATGAAATTCACGTTCAACGGTACTGAATACACGCTGGTTTCCGGTTCCGCCGTGGAAGTCAAGATCGTGAGCACCGGCACGTTTTATCAGCACTGGATTGTGCTTCAAGCGGCGAGAAGCCAGTCTGTGACAAAGCACTTTGTTCGCGCGTGGGTTCTGGATGCTCCTGCGGTACTCCCCGGAAAAGAAGGCGAAGAAGGAGGAGAGGGTGCGAAATATTATTCGTACTGGTTTGAGTGGGACGGCAACCAGACGTTTACCCTGCTCGATGCCCCTCCGTTTGACACCGGCGACCAGAGCTACGACGACACAACAGAGGAAGATATGCCGGATGATGTGATCGTAAAATCCATTCTGCCTGTTATCCAGAGCGATGATAACCTGAAGCGCGGCGACATTCTTGTTACAAGAAAATGGTCCGAGGGCAACACTTCCGGCGGCCACGTAGCCATGTACATTTAAGGCGGTGAGACAGTACCATGATGAAGTTTGAAGAAGCGTTAAACGACCTGTACCACGACCTGGACGGGAAAAAGCTCGGAAAAGACGCGACGGAGATCGTTGTGGAAGTAGACCATTCGTTTTCCGTAAGCACACCTGTCGTGGGAGAAAACTTCACTTTTCAGTGGCAGTATAAATCACCCACCGGCACCGCATGGGGGAACTCAACCTTACCGGGCAACAAGACAAGTGTGCTTACCGTGCTTGCATCTTCCGGAAGAAACGGGTATCGGTATCGCTGCGTCGTAAGCTATAACGGCGGAACGTACACCACCGCACCGGTGCAATTGCGCGTTATGCAGGAAGGCGTATCCTATGAAAGCGGGAACATGACCGTGCTTCCGTTTGTTATGCGGGATATGTCTGCGTACAGAACAGCAGAACAACAGGACGCCGCAACGCAAGCTGCGATATCTGCCGTTATGCCAAAGAAAAATACCCCTTTGGAGGTTATCCGGCAGATTTCTGTCACTGAGGATGTTGCGGAGATTGTTGTGGATAAGTTCGAGAACGAAACGGCATTGTCTCTTGATGTCTGTTATATTTACGCGAGTTTCGCCAAAACGCCGTCCGGTTCGAAGTATATCAACGTAGCGATCAACAACCGTTTCAATTCCTACAACCTCGGTTTCGCGTCAACAAACGCGAGCAGTACAGCGTACTTTTCGTTTTACGCTGTGAATGACGGCGGCTGTCTTATTCCGTTCTCTACGAGCGCGACAAATCCGAGCACGGTACAGAACACTCTTTTCCGGACATCAAACGCCATGCAGGAAGGTGGAACCATCAACAGGATTTCCATTTATACCAGCGGCGCAAACATCATGGCAGGCTCCACGATCACGATTTACGGCAGGAGGTCCTAAGTATGAGAGTATACGACAACGGCGTTTACCGCGACGCGACAGCAGAGGAACTTGAGCGTTTCTCTTCTGTTCCGAAAGTTGAGATGACTGAACAGGAAATCACGGAAGCTGCTCTCTGCGAACTTGCGGAACTGATTGCCGAACAGCAGAAAGCCATCCTTGCTCTGACAGAGAAGATCGGAGGTGCGGAACGTGATTAAGATTTATGTCAAGCGTATCCGTGCCGGATTGATGGAACTGGAAGATGTGCCGATGCTGTGGCGTGAGCAGGTGCGCGAAGCGCTGAAGAACAGCACCTGACAGCCGATGAAGGTACGACCGGCGTACCACCAACCAACAACAAGGAGGGATACGAAATGTCCGCTATCAACAAAATTATCGTGGGCGGCGTTACGCATGATATTGCAGACAACAGCCCGTATACAGTCCTGCATCAGCAGACCGGTGGGACGATTGACGTCACTTTTGCCGCCCCTCAGCGTGATGTGATGATCCTGATCAATCTTCCGTCCGGAACGGTAAGACCTGCGTGTTCCATCTACTTCAAGCAGGGTGAGGATATCTGCGGCCAGGGCTACTGCTCAGCCAGTACGCTTTCCGCTGACGGTTTTCTGTACACCAGATGCTGGGACGAGCATGGGATGTTCCTTTCCGAGTATGTATCTCAGAACTCCGTTTCCGCCGTGAATAAGTACGCATACGCCAATCGCATCATGCCTGTCGAAACCGGTATCACGAAGGTTGAAAGCAGTGTCGCTTTCCCCAGCGGCGTATCCATTACCGTGTACGGTGTTCCGAAATGAGGTGCTGTAAGATAGGAACTGCGATCACAGCCGCGGCATCTCTCACCTGTTCCGTTATTCTGCTTATCCTGCAAAGCATCAACAATGCGCGGGCAAAAAGAGCAGAAGAACGGGACGAACAGCAGAAACGGGAATCCAGACTATCCCTCAAAATGGTCATGGCCAACAACAAGTTATCCTATGCCGTGGCTATGGCAGTAAAGCGGGGGAAGCCCAACGGAGAGGTGGAAGAAGCGGTACAGGCGTTTCTGGACGCAAAGAAGGAATACGAGGATTTTCTGCGGGAAGTCGCCGCCGACGCTCTGCACTGAAAATGCGGCAAAGCCCCGGACAATACACATAAAAGTGTGATAAAATCCGGGGTTTTGCCCTATAAAAATGTGATAAAGGGGTGTATTGTTATGATGATGGACATTGTTTCCCGCGTGGGCAAGACGTTTGTTGAAGCTGCAATCGCCTGTCTCGGCGCGGCACTCATCAAGGGCATCGACATCACGGATAAAACGGCTGTTCTCGGCCTTATGATTTCCGTGCTGGCCGCCGGTGCCGCCGCCGCATGGAACATTCTGCTTCAGATTTTCCGGGATATGGCAAAAGGAGGTAACGACCATGTATGAGAACAACAGATACTACCAGCACAGACACGAGATCAAGGCCGCCTGCGACGATCTCGACGTTCCGGTGGACATCGGCTCCGACATCGTGAGAAAGCGCCACAATTGGGGCACCACCGGTGCCGCCGGGCGTGAGCTGACAGAGTGGAGAAACCTGTGCCGGTCCTATCAGCTCGACAAGGAAAAGACTCTGGCGGATCTGTTTGTGTGATATGCAGGGAATCGTGGATTTTCTGATCGCGTCCTGCGTGGTGCTGGCTATCGGCGGCGCAGTATCTGCGATCATGTGGATTCTGGAGGAGCGGAATGAGTAACAGCAAACTTGCCACATACATCAATCTTTCCCCGAACCGGACCGCGCCGCGTTTCCAGAAGATAAAGGGCGTGGCTGTTCACTGCACGGCAGGCGGAAGGAATTTTACGGCAAAGCAGATTGTCAGCCTTTCTCATTTCACGACCTATCATGCGACGCGCGGTTCGAGCTGCCATTACGCTATCGGGGGAGACGGTTCTATCGCTCAGGGCTGTCTGGAAGAAAACCGGGCGTGGTGTACGTCGTCTCAGATCGACCATTACCTTGTTACGATTGAGGTTGCGTCCGATGCTACCGGCATCTGCAAGGTGAACGATGCGGCGCTTGAATCCCTGATTCGCCTGCTTGCCGATATCTGCCGCAGGAATGAGATTCCGAAACTTCTTTGGAAGGGCGATAAGGCGCTGATGGGAAAATGGTCCGAGCAGAATATGGTCTGCCACCGCTGGACAGCCGCCAAATCATGTCCGGGAGACTACCTGTACGGACTGCATGGTGAGATCGCCGCAAGGACCAACAAGCTGCTTTCCGAATCCGATATTCCCGACAGCAGAGAAAAAGAGGTGGAAGATATGACTATCGAAGAATTCCTGAACGGACTGAACAGCGAGCAGATCGCGCTTCTGGAAAGCAAGCTGGCCGCGTACCGTGCAGGCAGGCCCGAACCGGAGTGGAGCGAAAAGGACGGTGCTTTTGCCCGTGCAAAGCGCGCCGGTGTTATGGACGGGAAGCGCCCGGAGGATTTCGTGAAGCGAGATGAGCTTGCCGCCGTTCTGGACCGGACCGGCGTTCTGAACGCCTGAAACTCAAAATCGCTCACAATGCCGTTTTACGGCGTTTTAAGCGGTTTTTGTGTTCAGCAATCATTGGATACTATATAAAAAGAAAAATCGCTCCTGAGCTGTTCTTTGCGGCTCAGGAGCGATTTCTGTTGTGTTCAGCTTTGTTCAATCGGAAATGGGCGCAACGTAGAATTCCACGCTGTTTTCGGACAGGACGGTTTCGTTTGCCATGATGTCGGCTTCGATGTCCCGGCAGGCGAGGATAGCGGCATCGTAGAGAATGGAGCTGCCGTTTCGGACCGTGGTGCAGGATTCGCAGGCGGACCGAAAAGCGTTCATGGCTTCCTGTTCCGATGCGTATCTTTCGGTGGTGCGGGTGCCGGAATCCGACAGATGGCAAGCCGAGACGAGGGCATCCGGCGTTGCAGTGAAGCCGTTGTAGACCGCCCCCTTGACAGAGAGCAGTTCCCATACCGTGGCAGTGGTTCCGGGAGCGGGGACGATGAGACAGCGGCGGATATACTCATTGAGCAGGGAACTGACTGTTTTTCCCTGCTTTGCGGCATACGCTGCGAAGGCGTCCCCGTCCTCGCGGCGGACCGCGCAGGACAGGGTTTTGTATGTCTTTTTCATTTTCCGGTGTTCCTTTCTCCGGCGGCCATTTGCGACCGCCGGGTATCCTGGTTTATCTGTTCAAAAGAGAGAAATTGTACTCTGCCTGCCTGTCTCGTTCCGCATAGCAGGCTTTTGCGCTTTCCCTGCGCCGTTTCTGCGTGAGACGGCCAGAGTAAATCTGCGTGGTGTTCATGCTGGAGTGGCCGAGCTTTGCCTGAAGCTCCTCCATCCTCATGCCGTTGTTGAGATCGAGCCGCGCGCCGACGTGCCGGAGATCGTGGCTTGTCACATGGCTGATTCCTGTGACGACTCGGACGTGGTGTTCGACAAGGTGGGTTGCCCAGCTTCGGCTTCCCTGCCGAAACGCGCCGAACTCATCGTAGGTGCCGAACAGGGGAGCATCGTCACCGAGATGAGCAGGGCGGATGCCGCTTTGCAGATACAGGCGGAGCGCGGAAACGGCGATGTCCGGCATATCCACGACGCGGTATCTGTTTCCTTTGCCGTGTTCTACGGTGAGTTCGCTGTAGTTGAAATCAATGTCGGCAGGCGTGAGCTGAAGAAGCTCCGTGTTCCGGATTTCCGTGGACAGAAGCAGGACGACGATAGCGTAATCCCGCGCCCATGTGGATTTCCGGATTCCCTTCGGGCATTCGTTCCGCCAGAGAAGGGCGGCCTGTTCATCCGACAGGATTTCGTCGTAGGGACGGCGGTTTTCCTTCGTGATGTCCGGCAGAAGGCGCTTGCTCACGGGGCTTGACTCATAGAACCGCTGTTCTTCCAGGGAAGGATCGCTGACAGCGGAAAAGAAACCGCCGAGCAGGACAAGATACTGCCGCACGGTAGAGGGTTTTCTGCCTTCCAACAGCATGGAATCGCGCCACGCCTTCATGCAGGAAAACGACGGGTTCTGTTCCGGTGCGTGTTCGGACCAGAACTCACGGAATTTGCAGATGGCGGTTTCGTAATTATTGATGGTATTTTCAGAACGCCCGATGCTGCGCTGGTTTTCCGCGAACCATGCGGCGGCGGAATCGAATTTTTGCAGGGGCACTGTGACTGCTTTGTTCAAAGACTTCACCTCCTGCTTACTATTGCGATTCAGGAAAGGAAATCTTTCACATTATCTCAGAAATTTTCGTATTATACACGGAATTTCTTTATTTCGTCTGCCAGTTCTTCCAGAAGCTCAAATTCAAAATCTCCGAGTCCCGTATCCAGTGCATCGTGCGGTTCCAAAAGCGTACTTGCGAGGGAAGCCGGATCGTCGTGCCCGCCGTTTCCAAACGCAAGCCAGCGTTTGCATTGTTCGGCGGCGATTTTTGCTTTTGCGGCTTCGGAATACGAATCGAAAGCGCGGTTTTCCATTCCTGTTTCCTCCTTTGTTTCCTTTTCCGTTTCCGTTTCTGGTTTGCGCCGGATAAAAAAGGACCGCCCCTTACCGGTGCAATACCGGCAGGGACGGTTGCCTGTTCCTGCGTGTTGTTCAGTTGAGATGTGCCGTGCCGGATACCGCTTCCGTGAAGGTGAGCGTTACGGTGTTCGCATCGGTCCAGGAAATCTTTCCGATCAGGGTGTTGCCGCTGTTATCGAGCACGGATACGGACGGCCTTTTGTTCATGCCGTGGCGGATTACCCACGTTGCCGCCGGTGAGAGCTGCGAGAAGCCGAAAGTAAGATCGCCGCCAGCAGGGGAAGTGCCGGACGTTCCCTGAGAGAAGGAACCGTCGCCAACTGCGATCATGTTATTGCCGGTGCCGCCGCCGAATACAAAAACCGTTACCTGCTGGCCTGGTTCTGCATCTTTCAGCCCTTCGACGCAGGGGATTGTGAGCGCCGTATCATACGGGCGCTGTACCGTGAGTGTTCCTGCACCGGAATTTGCCTTGACCTCGGCGCGGAAGAATGTGATCGCAGACGACATCTGCTCTTTGACCTTTGCGCGGAAGTATCGGTTCCAGAGAGAAGCCGCAAAGGATTCCAGTGCGGTGATTTCCGATGATGCCATTATACGACACACTCCTTTACCGTTGCAACAGCTAATTCTTCGGTTTCGGCAGATAATCTTGCCTGTTCCTCGGTTTCAGCGGCGATCACGCGCTGACTGACGACTTCCCCGGTTTTTCTGTCTGCCAGTTCTACCAGCCATGACCGCTTGACTACGTTTGTTCTGATGTTCATATATTTACCTCCGAAAACAAAAACCGCCGGTGATACCGGCGGCCTGTTCGTGATTCGGTGCGCGTTTGCGCTTGTTCAGAAATTGCGCCGCCTTGTTCGGGAAACGCCGGAAAATCCACGCGCCGAAAACGGAAAATCAGTCCTCGCCGCCAGCGGCACCGACAGCCTTCTTCAGGCCGGAATAAGGCTTGATGACGGGAACAGTGCGGGCGGGAATCTGGATTTCCTCGCCGGTGTGGGGATTGTGGCCGGTTCTGGCTGCGCGGTTTGCCGTGAAAAACTTGCACAGCGGCTGAAGCTCGACAACGCCGCCGCTTCCGATTTCGCTGACGATAATGTCGATCACGCTGTTCAGAATCTTACCGGCCTTGTAGCTGGAAATATCCTGCTTTTCCGCGAGCGCTTCAATCAGTTCGGTTTTGTTCATGCCTGGTGGTCCTCCTTGCGGTATGATGATGGGTATTGCAGGTGCTGCCCCTGCTCCCGGTGATTCGATTCACCGGGAACGCTGGTAATACCCACAGAGGAAACAGGCGTACCCGGCACCTGCTCCCTCCGCAAAAAGGAAAAAAGGAAAGAAGAACACGCGGGAACCAGACCACCGCGGCACACAAAGGCAAACCCCGTGCGCATTTTTATCGTAGCACACGGGGCAAGCTGCGTTTTGCACTTTGCATGACCTGTTCAGCCTGTTCAGTTGTCCGGGCTTTTCGGAACATCTTCCGGGTAGTATCCGTTTTCGAGCAGGAATCCGATCAGGCTATCTTCATCTTCCGGCAGATACCAGGCGAAAGAATCGCCCATGCGGGCGGAAAGATCGCCTGCGAAAATGGAACGGAGTTTCCCTTCGCCGGTGAGCATCCAGTATTCCGCGGAAGGGTTGTACCCGCTGAAAGGCTCGGTGTTCAGAAGGTACGCGAGATCGCCGTTCAGAAGGTGGCTGATGTCCGAAACCGGATAAATCATATCCGCGTAGTCGTTGTACTGTCTCAGAAGATTATTGTGAATCCGCCGAGCTTCTTCCGGCTCCAGAGTTTCCAAAAAGTCGATAACGTCGGTTGCGGTTAATGCCATAGTACACACTCTCTTTCTGTTCGTTATTCGTCATCCTCGATGGCGAGTGCCTTTCGCCCGGCAAAGCCGATTCTTTCCGGATTCCAAACAGTAAGAATACCGTGAGAATCTGTGCTTGCGATAAGCTGGTTTTCGGTAATCATATCTACGACGTACTGGAAAGTGACAGGGTTTTCCCCGTCCGAGAAGTTTTCGTTTTCCAGACGCTCGCACAGATCGCCGTCCCAATCACGAGCTGCATAAGGATACCTGACAAGCTCCATCATGGAATCGGAGAGGATGCCGGTTTCCCCATACTCAAAGTTCTCAAAGATTGCGATACAGTTGTCGTCGCTGTCGAACAGACAGAGGTACAGCCCGCCGCCGTTATCTTCGTAGGCTTCCGAGTAAGCACAAGGGATTTCGTACAAATCAGGTTTTTTCATGATTGTTCCTCCAGTATTCAGTTTTCAAGGTTCACTGGGTTTCTACTATATATTGCGATTCAGAACCGGAAATCTTTCACACTTCGGAGAAATTTCTGATTTTGCGGGGAAACAAAAAGCCCGCCCGGACGGAGCCGGACGGGGAAAAGGGGATAGGGATCAGCATTACATAAAGGAATGCAAATATGCCTTGCTGAGCTGTTCGGGATCGTGAACATACAGGATACGGGACAGCGCGCCCATGTAGGCGGCATGGACTTCAAGGCCGGTTTCCACCTTCCCGTAGACATAGATGGCATCCAGAGTCATTCGGATACCTTTTATAAACTCCCGGAAACGTTCCACCTGCCTTTCCGCGTCTGCCATCCAGCCAGCCGCGCCGCGCTGATTTCCATCTCGGATGTCCCGCAAGGCGTACTTCTGGAAAATGCGGATACAGGAAATGACTTCCTTTTCCTCCTTGTCGATCTCGTAACAGGCTGCTTTGATGAATCTTTTTCTCTGCTGTTCGTTCATAATCAGCACTCCTTCTTCTTAGTCCAGATATTCCGCATGGTCAGCGCGTATTCTTCATCGGTGAGCAGAAAGACCGCGGTTTCATAGGCGATACTTTCGATTATGTGCTCTTTGGCTTTCTGCTTATCTCCCTGAGCGATGCAAAAATCATACAGAGCCATAGATCCGTCGCTCATAGCCTGGAGAATGGCAACCTTTTCTTTAATGGTCATTCTTCGGGTTCCTCCTCCATGACTTCGCACATATTCTTCCACGGACATTCCAAACAGCCGATTTCAACTGCCGAGTCCATGATATCAGCCTGAATGTTCCAGGTGAGATCGGATTCTTCGCCGTAGATGAGGTGTGCGAGCTTGAGAAGCTGGGCTTCGGAATAGCAGGGATACAGCCCTTTCTTACCGAGCAGGGGCCATTCGTCGTCCCCGACAAGGATTCCGGTGATTTCTCCCTCTGTGACGGTGATACAGGCGTCGAAATCTTCCGTGGAGATGAGATAAGGCTTGCACCAGCCGACATTCTGGCCGGGTTCGAGGGTTTCGAAAAACTTCATACTATATTTCCTCCAATGTTTAATTTTCAAGCTGCGTTCAGCACCTGCCTGGCACTGATTGCCGCGCCCCTGTTCAGGACGCAGGAATCAATCACAGACAGTACAGGGAGTTTGCCTTTTGCCCCTCCCCGGTGAGCGGGAAGGGGCGGCAGAAGATCAAGCCGGGCAATCGCAGAAAAGCAGTGCTGCGTGAAGGAAAATCGGTATTTCCGCGGCAAGCATCCGATACTTGGTATCAACCGGGAAGTGCCGGTAATACTGCATCTTCTCGCGCAGATCGACAGCGGCCATTGTGAGCATCTGAGAAACGCCGTCCGGCGAAATCGTGCCGTTGTTCATCATCGCAATATACCGGTGCAGTTCCCGGCAGAAAGCCGTGCGCGGGAAATCGAGATTCTTTCTGCGGGCTTCGGAAATCTCCGCTTCCAGCAGTTCGCAAGCCTTCCGGATTCTGTTCTTCGTCATCTTATTTCCTCCCTGTATTCATTTTTATAGGTGCGTCGCAAGAGGTTTCCCCCTTACACTATATATTGTGATTCAGGCCGGGATTTCTTTCACCGGATTTCATTTTTCCTAAAAAAAAGAACACCTGCCGCGCCGCTGCGTGACAGGTGTTTCCGGTTTCGTTATTCAGTTTTGCCGATACAGGCGTAGACATAGGCTTGTAAGATCGCACCTGCCGTTTTCTCTTTACCGGCGCAAAAGACAGAAAACCGGTCCGCGGTTTCCTGGTCTACCTGTGTTGCTAAACGGCGTTGGTTTTCCCTGTTCCATTTCTGCCGATACTCATAGGTTTTGCCTTTCCCGGTCTGTTTTGTTTTCTCGTCCATGTTTTCCCCTCCCTTGTTCCTGCGATTGTAGCACAAAACAGCCCGGACCGCAATAAGCGCGGCGGGCTGTTCAGGCGGGATTTAATCTTCGGCAGGATAAACGCGGCTTTCAAACGGCATTTCGCGCACGGTGAAGGTTCCGTTTTCGTCCAGCGTAATGCGGAAGTGTTCCGAGAATCGGCAGGCGATCTCGCCGGAAAACGGCTGGTTTCCCAAAAGCTCGCTTTCCTCCGGCATAATTCCCTTTTTCCTGTAATCCGGGAACAGGTTTCCGGCTACCGGCTCCAGCGTTTCCGCACCGACAAAAGCAAGCCTGTTCTGCGTGAATGACCACGTTCCCCATGTTCCGGTATTCCGGCACTCCCTGAAAAAGTCGTTTCCGGGCTTGCAGGTGTTCCGGACGTTCCAAAGAATTTCAAGCTGCCATTCTTCCTTTTCGGGGCGCCCTGTTGAGATGTAATCCGCGCAACCGTAAGCGATGGTTTTTTGTTCCCCGGTTGTGCCGGTCGTCGGTACGATCTCAATGCTTGTCGTGATTTTGCTCTTTTGGATAATCGCCGTGAGCGTTGCCCCTGTTACGCTGCGGATATAGATGGTCTGGATTCCGTGCGCACACAGGCGGAAAGCCTGATACACTTCGGCGGGCGTTACTTCCTGTTCTGTCTCTTTGCCGTACAGATTGAATTGCTGGCAGGCAACGGCAGATTCCAGGGCGCTGTATTCCGCCTTGTTCAGAAGCTCGGCGCGCAGGGTGTTCAGGATACGGCTATTCGGCTTTCCCTGTTCAGGGGCCGGGAGCTGGTCCGCGGTTTCCGTTTCCGAACAGATGATTTTCTGCCATTGTTCGGAAATCTCGGTGAGATAGAATTCCGGACCGGTGCCGCCGGAAACCTGTTTTCCCTCCACAAGTGCCGCGGCCTTCCTGTTCTGCTCCTCGGTTTCCGCGCGGAAAATCCGGCGCAATCCGGCGACGTTGAAAGCTGCCGCCGTTGTCTGACCGGTGAGCAGGGCGAGAAGGGCCGGGCGGATGCCGTACCAGACGCCCGCGTTTTCGATCACGCGCGGCGGATAAATGCCGGTTGCGTCCGGGATATCCTCCGGGGATACGTGACTATGCGCGACATCAATACAGGCTTTCCCGGTTTCCCAAACTTCCGCCGGGGAATTACCGGACGCCGGAAGAACGACGCGCGCAACAGGAAAACCGTGTTTCTCGATCCCGTACAAGGCCCAGGGGCGCGGGCGCACATTGTTCAAATTCATGTGTTTTCCTCCATAGATAAACAAGCGGCCCGCCGGAACGATGCCCGGCGGGTGCTTGTAGCTGCTGGTTTACTGTTCCGCCTGTACTCAGTATACAGGGGCTTTTGCTCAGTGTAAATACTCCACCGGTTCCGCATACAGAAAAATATCATCGTCCGTTCCTTCCGTGCCGTTGTCGGCGAAGTACAGGATATAGCTTTCCCCTTCAAAGAAACCGAATTCCGAGAAGGGCAACGCCGTTTCGGAAATCATGGCACAGTTGTTCTCGTTTTCAAACTGGCACCAGTCATCCAGGCGAACAAGGTACATCTGTTCAGCATAGAACGAAAGCCGGTCGCCTTCTGCCGGGGTTTCCCGGAATTCCGGCGTAGGAATAACGGAAAGATCGCTTTCTCCGTGATGGCAGAGCTTTACAGCGGTTTGCCACGGATTAGAAAATGCGACTTCCGCATAAACAGCAGGAACAGCGGGAACCGGTTCAGCAGATGCGGCCTCGGCACCGCCGCCGCAAGCGACGGTAAGCAAGCCTAACAGGATAAGCAGGGTTTTCATGGTTTTCTTTCTCCCTTCATGTTCAATTGTCAAGGTTCTTTGTTCAGGCCGCAAAGCCTGATTTCTGGCCGCCGGATTTCCGGCGAGCACAAATCAAAATTTGCGGTTTCGGGGAGGATGCCGGGGACGCGGGCCGGTTTTTCCCGGCCCGCTGTTCAGCTCAGCTTTCGGATTCTTCCTGCCTGCGTTCTTCCGCTGCGTCAATGAAGTTTTTCGCGATTTCTCGCCAGTCGATAAAATCGAAAACAGCGGTAAACAGATCAGCGTACATTCCGGGCATATCTTCACAGATGCCGGAACCGGGGCCAATGTCGGAAATGTTTTCCTTCAGGCGGTCCGCAAAATCAGTAATTGCGCGGTTCCTGACGTGATCGGCGTTCCACTCTTCCGGGCTGAAGAGATCAGAGAGACAGGCCGGGACAGTCTGACTGTCGTCCAAAATCTCGTCTGCCACTTCACTCCAGTATTCCTGATCGCCAATGCTGCTATCCAGCCAAAGGGCAACAGCCCAGGTGAAATAATTCGCGTATCCGTTATATTCTTTCATTTCAGAATATCCTCCCTATTTAATTTTTCAGGTGCTCGTAAGGTTTAGGTTTTTCGTCTTTCCCTTACACTATATACTGCGATTCAGGCCGGGAAATCTTTCACGTTTTCCGGTTTTATTTTTGGTTTTTCGTTTCGCTTGCGGATCGAAAAAAGCCCTGCCGGATTTCCCCGGCAGGGTATTTTTCAGGCGTGTGCCGCTGCTCTTTTTGCTTTCCTGGCCGCTTTCCGGCTTTCCTTTTCCGCCGCCCATCTTGCCTGAGCGATTGCCAGCGGTTCCACCTGTCTTTCCGAAAACCAGAAAGATTTGCAAAAACGCATTTTAGCTTTGCTTTCGGTCTCGCCGTCGTCGGATTTCTGCTGGCACTGTCTCCAAATCTGGAACGTAGCACAAGCCTTTTCACCTTTCTTCACAGAAAAGCCGCGTTCCTTCCAGCCGTTGAAAGTGTGAATTTCTTCACCTTCCTGAATGATGCCGCGCTGAATCAGACTGATCTTTTCAATCTCGATGGCCTGAACATTATTCATTTTTCGTTATTCCTTTCCCTTTTCCCTTTTCTGATTTCGGCTTGCCGTTCCTGGTCTGCTTTGGTTTCCCGGTCCGGTTTTGCCTTCCTGCTTTATATTGTGATTCAAAACCGGTTTTCTTTCACCGATTCACAAAAAAATTCCCCGCCCGGTGCGAGATCGCACAAGGCAGGGAATAACAGGGATTATCATTCGATACCGCCGAACAGCCGGCCGATTTGCCAGCCGTAAACAGCCGCAATATCAAATCCCATAGGGGAAGTAACTTCGTACAGCTCGGCAACGTCAAACGGTTCACCGGTCCAGAGCTTTTCCCGGATTTCGTCGGCCTGATCTTCCGGAAAACCGCTCAAATCAAGCTGCCGGAAAGTGTAGAAATTCACGCCATCATGATGCGCGCCGCGGGCCATAAAGTCACCGGATGCGCGGTCCACATAGAATTCCTGGTAATCTTCTCGGACAATATCAAAGCACTTCTGAACGGGGAAAGCATCGGTAATGAGCTTGTATCCGTTCCGGCGTCCGTCCCAGAATTCGTGATCGGCAATCGCAACGACAGTTTCACCGGCGCACACGTTTTTCAGTTCCTCTCTTTCGTCGTCTCTGTAAGACCATTTGAGATCGTATGCCAGGCCGTACTTTTCGTTCTCAGACAAAATTCTTTCTTCTTCTGCTTCGTAATCTTCGAAAAAGTCGGAAAAGTCGTCAAGATCGAAATCAGAATCCCAGATGATAAACCTTTCTTTCTGGTTCATGTCCAAATCCTCCATGTTATTTAATTTTCAAGGTTCAAGGCGTTACCGCCTTACAGTTAATACTGCGATTGTAAAACGGTTTTCTTTCAGGTTTTCAGGAAAAAATCCGGCCTGTTAAAGTGGATATCCCCGGAAAAAATCCGGCCCGTTAAAGCGCGTGTACAGCCGGGGAAAATCCCGCCTGCAAAAGCGCTCGCCGGGAAATTTTTTTCGGCAGGATCGCGACCGCAAGGCCCGGAAAAATCCGGCCCAGCAAAGCACGGAACCGCGCCGGGAACGGCGGCAGGCTGCCCGGCCCCCGGCAGGGATCGACGGCGGTCCCGGACCGCGTAAAGCTATCCAGGCCGCGCCAACAGGCGACGCACTGCCGCTACATATATATATTGTGATTGGCGGCGGGAAATCTTTCAGCCACCCGGCCCAGCTCGGCCCCGCCTGCTGGACCAGCTCAGCCCCGCCCGGCCCCCGGCAGGGATCGACAGCCGCCCGGCCCCCGGCAGGGATCGACAGCCGCCCGGCCCCCGGCAGGGATCGACAGCCGCCCGGCCCCCGCCTGCTGGACCAGCTCAGCCCCGCCCGGCCCCCGGCCTGCCGTCGATCGGTGCCGGACTGATTAAAGGATACTACAAAAATACTACTTAATTTTAATTAGATACTCAATTTGTGGTATTGAATTGTCGTGCAAGAAAGGTGTATAATAAGACCATGGAAAGCAAAGGAACGCCGGAAGGCGGGCCGCAGCGATCCCCCCGCGCGTCCGTTGCCGGTCGCGCGCCGACAGCACCCACCAACGGACGCGACCGGCAACGGACGCGGAACAGAACAAATTACGAGCCGTCCCACCAGGGACGAGGAAAGGCACCTTGACAAATGAATAACGAAAGATTAACCGAGATTGCTATTTTGCACTTTCTCAACGCGAAGGAACTGTACTTTTTCACGCTAAACGAGGCCCGTCTTGCCTTGAGCTATTGCGGTGACGTAAAAAGCGCCGTGGCAGCTTTAGGGGAAAACCTGGGAGAAGATTTTGCCGAGTATGTCGGAACCCTGAGAGACGACGAGCCGCGCGCCTATTCCGCATCTTTTAACCTCGCGGAAAATCTGCTTTACGCATCTGTGAACTTGATCGGCTGGAAGGCCGTAGCACGGCCCATTGTGGAACAGGCCGCGGAAGAACTGGAGCAGGCGAAGCGCGCGGAACGCGTCGCACGGCTGGACAGTATCGGCATGGAAGGCGGTGAAAACCTGTGATTTACAGCGACAAAAGCCGCGCGCATGGTACGCCGTGGGTAATCCGCATCAAAAACAGCCCCTATTATAGGGGCCGCGGATACAGCTATAAAGAAATGGATTCTTTAATAGCTAACTTTCCCGGCGATGCTTTCCAGATTGATTCCGGAGTATTAGGAAATGGCACCATTGCTTTAATTGGCAATTTGTGCGACGTCCTGATTATGGAATACCCCGTTAATTGCTGGACCTCTAAACACGCCGTGATGCAGTACCCGAAAAATTGTAAAGATTTCGACAGATTCCGCGCATATGCGGAAGTAACCGCCGACATCATCAACGATGGCAAGACGCCGAGCATTGATCTTTGCAAGGAATATGTGATAAGGAGCAAAAAACATGGATAGAATATCAATCGAACTTTCCGCCCGGCTGGAACTCATCGGAGACGGTGACGCGCTCAGAGGAGCGCGCGCCGCCGCCGGACGCGCAGCGAAACACGCCACCGGTCGCGGCTGGAGCACCTGCAACCCGGCAGACATAGACGCCGCCGCGCTGTATATCCTGGCTTATGAGATTATGAGCGCGCGCGGAGTCTCCGCCGACGTTGCGATTTTGGACGCCGCGCAAAAGCTCATTTCCCGCACGGCATACAGAGCCGCGCGCGATATGCTTAGCGTATCACTTGACGCGCGAGAGAGCACCGACGACGACGGCCCGCAGGCCCTGCAGATACCAGACGCCCGCGACGATATCGCCATATTTGAGGAGCTGGACGCGATCCGCGCCGCCTGCATCACCGAGCAGGAAATCAGAATCGTAGAGCTTGCCGCGGCAGGTTTCACCGCCGCCGAGATCGCCCGAGAACTTGAGACAAGCCCCGCGACCATATCACGCCGTCTTAAAGCTATACGCCGACGCTATCGGCAGGAAGGAGGCGGCCCGCTGTGATTATGCTAAACCTCTTTACGCTTTACCTGCTTTATGTCTGGGCGCGCGTATGGTTTTAATCGCTTTAGTAAGCGCAATAATAGCAATCATTCCCGCGGCATTTTGGCCGCGGGAATAACTCATTTACACCAAAGGAGACAAACAGAAATGAAAGAACAGCTTGAACTTGCTGTGTATAACAGCTTTGTGGATGAGCTTTACAGAGTCGCGGGAGATACGCCGCGAGTTTTGATCCGCCGCTATAATGACTCGGACCTGTGCGCGCCGTACGGCGATGAAATCGGCAGAACCTTTTACGATGCCGCCGGACTGCTGGAACAGCTTAACCGGTACCACCTGCCGCGGGAAGTCGTCAAGACGCTTGAGTATTCCGCCCGCTGTGGCCTTGATCTTGATTTCTCGCTTGACGACGAGGGCCGCCCCTGCATCGCCTTAAATGGTGACTATTTCCGGCTGGACTGCTATGGCAACGTTACCGCCTACACGCCGAGAGACGCCGCCGCCGAGATCGTCGGAGAAGTGCAACGGCATCTTGATAACGCGAGTTACTGCAATTGCGATTTAATCGCAGGCTTGTGTGATGTCGCGCCCGTCATCTTCTCCGGCACCAACGACAGCAAAAGCCCTTTTGGATCTTCCCCGTTATCCCGCGCGTATAATACTCTGTACGAGATCGAAAACAGCGACGACGACGACGACGACACCGACGACGAATAAAACCCTTTACCCGCCTGGATTATTCCAGGCGGATTTCTTTATGCTCTTTTCTAAAGCTCACGCCGGAACCGCGGCCCGCGTCGATCTGAGACACGACGCCGGAAGAACCGGCACGACACGACGACCGGCCCCGGCACAGCTTTCACGGCAGGCCGCCCGAAACACGGCCCGCCACGACACGACGACGCAAGCCCGGCCCAGATATGCCGCGCCGCGTCAATCGGACAGGAGCACCGGCACGAGACAAGCCGCACAGATTCCGCGCGTTTTGCCTGCGATCGCTGGACGGACCGCGCGCACCTTCTCCCGCTGGACCGAGTGCCGGAAGAACACGCGGACAGAATCGGAGAGCGGACCGGCACCGAGACAAGCCGCGGAAAGTCTCGGCATCGCCTGAAAGTCGATCCCGCCCAGCAACAGCAGGCCGAGAGCAAACGACCGAGCACCGACGAAAAGAAACGACGCGCCATTATCCGAGCAAAAGCCGGAACCATTACCCGCAGCTATTGACCATTGAAACAAAAACCAGACGCGCGGACCGAATGACCGACGTTTGAAACGTTGCCGCAACTCATAAAGCGGAGCCGCATAAAACGCGGACGCACATATTATATATATTATATTATATATATAGTATTGTAGTATAATATATAGGTATACGCAGAGGATAGAAAAAGGATAAAATATCAAGTGATTTATTAAGCGGAAACAATCGCCGCGCGCCTAATGTTTCAGGCCGGACCAGACCAGCGGACCAGCACCAAAGAGAGACGACGACCAGCACCAACGACGACCGGCGGCAGGCCGACGACGGCCCCGGCAACGATCGACGACCGGCACCAAAAAGCGGGACAAACGACGCGAAACAGACGGACCAGCGGAAACGACGCCGGGCCGCGGCACCTTCTGGGCGTCGTCAATAAAACAGGGATACAGCACATTATAAATAATAATGTGCAGTAAATCGGGCGGCACCGGTAAAGGATACCCCTGCTTTACAATCGGAACCGCGGGAAATGGGCGAATTTTTCGCCCTACACTCCCCAAACTATTACTGTTTGTCATTCACCATCATATATCATGAATAACTCCCCGAATCATAACTGTTTTACTGTTTACACCCTATAACTCCCCAAAATACAACTGTTTCAATCACACACAACCTAACAACCACATAAAACGCACCTACGTCGTACCGTTACTCTGAGTATGGTACGGCGTTTTGCTGTCTATATACCACCTATTTGTCAACTACTAATAGTGCAAAAGTCAAGTTGGCAGGACATATACAATAAATGCAGAAAGGCAAGGGCGGGGGTACTTTACAACTGCCCGAACTGAACAGAACAACAACATGGAGGTGCGTATATGTCATTAAACGTTGTGGCGCTTCAGGGCAAGTTGACTGCTGATCCTGATGTCAGAACTGGTAATTCCGGCGTTCCTTACTGCCGGTTCACTGTGAGCGTGTTTCGCCGTGGCAAGAGGGAAATGACTGGTGGCACAGGCAACTACGAAGAAAGTTTTGAGTTTTTCGACTGTATTGCTTTTGGCAACAGGGCCGAGTTCCTGGGCAAGTATTTCACTAAGGGCAAGGACATTCTGGTTGACGGTTTTCTTCAGCAACAGAAATACACCGACAACAACGGCATCCGGAGAAAGGCGATCACAATCGTGGTGAACAACGTCAACTTCTGCGGGCGTTCTTCTGATGTCGTCGAGGACGCGGTTCCTGCGCCTTCTGAGAGCGTTCCGAATAACGCGCCCACTTACACCGGCACCAACTCAAATCCTCCCGAAAGAGCTGCGAGCGCGCCTGTTTTCACGAACTACAACGCGAATGATGACTTGCCGTTCTGATGCCGGAAGAACAGAGAGTATCTGCTTCTGTACCTGAATGGCTTGAAAAACTGGCTTCGGAAGGAGCAGAAGTGCCGAATGGCATTGATTTCATAGATTGCTATGCGTTCATATCCTTGCGGTCCATCTATGGAATGGTGGAGCGCGGGATTATCCAGCGATCTGCGGCTGGCAAGATGCGTTCTCAGTTACTGAGTGAGTATCGTAATGCGAGGGGCAGGTACGATCTGATGGTCCGTTCTGCGTCGCTCTGGAAAAGGATTGAGCCTTATTCAGCAAGATACCGAGATGAGCGGACGCTGGAGAACGCTGATGCTTTCGTGGAGGCCGTGTATGGGGTTAAAAGCAAGTAGACGTAATGTTATATATGGCGTCGGGTATAAAGGCGGCAAACAGAGGATAGCGGATGATATTCTTTCGCTACTACCTGATGGTGAACGCTTTGTAGACCTGTTCGGTGGTGGATTTGCTATGAGCCATGCGGCATATCTTTCCGGGAAGTTCCGTAAGGTTCTGTATTGTGACAACGAGCCTATGATCGTGCAGTTGATACGGGACGGCATATCAGGAAAGTACAACCCTTCTGTGTTTGTTCCAGCGTGGGTAAGCAGAGAGCGGTTCCACGAACTCAAAAAAAACGGATGCCTATGTGAAATACTGTTGGAGCTTTGCGAATAATGGCAGAAGCTACATCTTCTCAGATGAGATGGCTGAGAAAAAGAAACCGGTGTTTGAGATGCTTGCGGCGGAAACCGTGTCAGAACGGCGCAGGCTATGGCGAGCTGCGTTACAGGCCATTTCCGGAACTGAAACCAGCCGGATGCAGATGATTCAGCCGTTGCAGAACCTTGAACGAGTAACCCGCCTTGAGTCTCTTGAGAACCTTGAACGAGTAACCCGCCTTGAGATAAGGTGCGCTGATTACCGGGAATATCAATACGAAGCCGGTGACGTCGTATATTGCGATATTCCATACGAAAACAGCACGAGCAATTCGATGAGCCAGCCTGACACGTATGAGCGTGGGTTTTCACACAAGGGATTCTATGAATGGGCATATACAAGGCCGTTTCAGGTATGGTTTTCATCCTACTCCGAGATAAGCGACGATAGGTTTTATTGTGTTCCTGTGAAACCGCTCGCAAACTCCGGATTTCAGGTGCATGGACCGAAAGTTAATAAGCGCATGGAATGTTTGTGGAGCAACTTCGCAAGGAGCTGATACAGGCGATGCGGAAAAATGCCAGGCACACCGTACAGATGGATGATGACATGACGGAGGACGAGGATGATCAAGATTGAAAATGTTGCCACGTATGGCTGGGAAGCCGCTATTCGTGGTATGAGAAACCCGATGGAAAGCTGGGACAAGAGTGACAGTGTTGTGTGCCACAAGTTGTTCATGGACTCTTTTTGCGATGGCAGAGCCAAGAAATACTCTCCCGGCGAAACTTGCGAGAATGGATGCTTAATGTGCGTAGGAAAGAACGACCTTGCCCTGATGCAGAAACTTGCAAACGCAGGGCCTGACCACGGGAAATTTCTCAGATTTCTTACCGTCACAGCGGATATCATTGCTCCCCGTTACTGGTGGGCCGAGTATTCGACCTATAAAGTTGGAACTGTGGCAAACTCCTGCTCTACAATGCACAAGATACACGCTAAAGAGTTTACGCTGGACGATTTCAGCCACGAACATATCCACGATGCGCACGGCACACAGCTTCTGCTCGATTTGATTGAACATCTAAACGAACACAGAAAGTGGTTCAATGTGGAGACTGATGCGACTCTGAAGAAACAACATTGGTGGGAAATGATCCAGATGCTCCCGCAGTCCTACAATCAGCGGCGCACCGTGCTTCTCAACTATCAGGTACTCAAGGCGATGTACCATGCGCGTAAGAATCACAAGCTGGACGAGTGGCGGGACTTCTGTGCATGGGTTGAAACGCTCCCATACAGCGAACTGATTACCGGAACGGAGGATGCCAATGGCTGATGAAAACAGAAAATGGTTCCTTGACCGCGCTTCCGAGATCGTAACGAAGGATCGCAACAAGTCCTATGGGGAGCCGGAGGACAATTTCAACGGCATCGCTCAGATGTGGTCCGTGTATCTCAGGAACAAGGGCAAACTTTTGTTTGGCAGGGAGATTTCCTCTGAGGATGTCGCGGTCATGATGGCCTTGCTGAAAATCCAGAGGGCGTCCACCGGAGAGTATAACGCTGATAACTACGTGGACTGCATCGGCTATATGGCGTGTGCAGGACAGTGCGCAGCGTTATCCAAACCCAAAGAAGATGAGGTGTTTGCTTGCTATGGCGATCACAAAAAAGAGTGAGACGGTATACACGGTGCGCACCGAAGTTCACACCGAAGCAGAAAAGATGCCGAAGCGCCTGTATCACCTGTGGAAGTGGCTGGACAACCTCGGCGTGGACATCTACGCAGAAGAAAGAAAGTTCTGCTATCCGGTGAAACGCCGCAACGTTCATGTTTATCTCGATGAGCGAGGGCGTTTGACGCTTACCGATGACCTCAGCGGCCTGATGCGGATTGGTGTGAGCGACGAGTTCGTTATCCGCTATATCCGCTACCGCCAGAAACACGGCATCCTGAAGTGCGCAGAGAGAGCGATGCAGGAGGTTGGCACGTGGTAAGTTGGGACGCAAGTGCAGACAAGGAGAGCAGAAAGTTCCATTGGGAGCTTGTCAACATGGAATCGAAATCCTTTGTCTCTCCCGATACGGTGTATGTCCACGCTGAAAGGGAAGCCGGGCAACCTACTGTTGTTGTAACGAGTGGGGACGCGCGGTATATGCTGGCTGTGATTGCGCATATCGCAGAGCATATCGAAAGCCTTTCCGGGATAACGTGTGACGAGATACTGGACATGGCAAAGGATTTCTGCCGCGCCTGCGCAAAGGAGAACGCCCGTGAGTGAGACAAACAAAGTGCCTGCCGGGTGCTGGAAATCCGTGCAGACAAGCGAAATGTCAGGCAGAGCTGCGGAACTGAAAGAGCAGTATGGAGCGCCCATGTTTCGTGCGATGCAGAGTGTTATCGCGCATGAGCGTGAAGTAGCTGATCTGATGCGGCAGTGCTACGACGGAAGGGGAGACTGTGATAGGTGCGATTTTTCAGAGCCTGTTCAGTTTCACCACGACTGCCGGGATCGTGCTATCAAGCGCGGTTACGAAAGCATCGAGTATCTGGCGTCACAGGTGGAACGCATGGCAAGGTATCGCATTGTGGTGTTCGCTTTGCGGCGGCAGCTTATCGAGCTTCTGAGCCGCGCAGACAACGACAGGCGGATGATGCTCGCCTTGCAGAACCTGCTTGCAACGCTGAGCGAAAAGGAGAAATGGGCAAATGAATGACTTTCGCACATATCGTAATCATGTGGACTATGTTCTTGATGAGCGCGAGAAGCTGGAGGCACTGGCCGAGGAATGTACAGAGCTTGCACAGGCCGCACTCAAACTCATCCGGGCAAAGGACTACAGCAGAAACGTCACACCTATCGATGAGCAGGAAGCACTCGCAAACTTGTACGAGGAACTGAATGACGTTGTGAGCTGCCTGTACATTCTTGGTGTGACATTGCCGGACTACACTGACAACGAACATTACGCCAAATGGAAACGGTGGGCAGAAAGATTGGGGTATCACGAAGATGACGAATCCTGAGATAAGAACTGCGATTGTGAAACTGCTCGCTCGAAACTTCAAACACGCCCTGTGCGCGGATTGTGAGTTCGCCTGGAATGATGATATGTGCACCGAGTGCTACCACCCGGACAGCAAATGGGAAGCATCCAACCAGACGATCTCCGACTGCGCGGACATGATTATGGACCTGTTTTCTGAACGCGACGCCGATATCGAAGAAATGCTTGATGCCTATCGGTGGAGACCGTTCAAGTTCCGACAGATGACAGAAACGGAAATCGCGCGGTTTTATGAGAGTATATCTGAAGTTGGTTTCTACGCAAAGGATATTACGGACGACCAATTGAAGGTACTTGACGGCGAGCTTCCAGCGGACATGGAGGACATCATCGTATCCGATGGTACTCATGTTTTCGTTGATACATTCCGGATTGATTTCGAGGATATTCTGTGCGGTATGTATCTTGAGGGTGCAGACGAGATAACGGAAGGTATGACATGGATGCCGCTGCCTAAGCCGCGCAAGGAGCAAGGCGATGCTTGAGATAAGACCGGTAACACTGAAGTATGCCAAAGAGTTTGTGTTTCACTATCACAGGCACAACATCCCTCCGGTTGGCGGCAAGTTTGCCGTATCGTGCTACAACGATGATGATTTATGTGGCGTTGCAATATGCGGCAGACCTGTATCAAGGCGACTGGACGATAACGAAACTCTGGAAGTGTATCGCTGTTGCACAGATGGGACGAAAAACGCCTGTTCAAAACTGTATTCAACCTGTGTTCGCATAGCGCGGGAGATGGGATACAAGCGAGTGATAACCTACACTTTGCAGTCGGAGGATGGCGCATCCGTAAAGGCGAGCGGTTTTAGATTTGACTGCGAAGCAGGAGGAAAGGCGTGGACTGGTGAGCGGAAGCGGAACTACTTTGTGAGCGAACCGGAACAAAAAAACAGATGGGTGTATGAGGTGAAACGATGAGCGAAACTGACAATTTTACAAGCGAGCCTGACCTGATCGGCTATATCCGTGCGCTTCGTGTTGCATCGGATTATGAAAAAGACCATTTCATGGAAGAAGCAATCAAACTGGTTAGAGCGCAGGAAGAAAACGCAAACACGATGCAGAAACAGCTTAATTGTTGCCATGTCACGATCCAGCGGCTGGAACATACGGTTGCGGAACTGGCAGTGAGATTGTTTGAGGTGTAAGAGTATGGAACTTAGATTCTACCGACATAAAGAACATAAACATCTGTATCTCGCAAGGACAAACGCGATTGGTGGTAGCGAAAAAACAGAATTCTATAGAGCAGTAACCGATGTTGTAACGGCGATCTTGAGCGTTATCCAAGAAGAAAAGAAGGGAAACAATTTCCTCGGATGGCTTCACAATTTCCCTGAAAACTGCGTTACCACCACACTGGAAAAGGAAATGGAGTTTGACGGTTATCACGGCACTCTCCGAAAGGAAATCAAGCTCCCCGTTTCTGAGTTCGAACTGGTGACACTGGTGGAGAAGGAATGAAAATCATTCGATGCAAAGATTGCGCGTTCGGAAACAAAGACGGGAAAACTGTATTCTGCTGTCCCTTGTTGGGAGCGACTATGTTTTCTTGGAGTTTTTGCTCAAACGGCACAAGCTATGATGGTGATAGCGAAAATGGAGAGATAGCAAAGATGCTGGAAGATATTTCAGAGAAGGAAAAGCTATGACTGGTTCAGACAAACTGATACTTGATGCCACCTGCGGCAACAGGACAATCTGGTTTGATAAGCACAACCCCAATGCTGTTTTCTGTGACATCCGCAGAGAAACACACGAAAAAAGATTCGGGACTGTTCTTAACAAGCAGGGTTTGCAGAAATGCAGACGCCTTGTTATAGATCCCGACATCCAGTGCGACTTCACGAAGCTCCCTTTTCCGGATGATACCTTTTATCTCGTTGTGCTTGATCCGCCGCACATCGAGAACCTGAGTTCTGATTCATGGTTCAGAAAAGCCTATGGTTCTCTTGACGGAGATTGGCGGCCTATGATTCGAAAAGGCTTCCGCGAATGTATGCGCGTACTAAAGCTGCACGGCGTTCTGGTTTTCAAGTGGTCGGATACATCTGTGAGTACCAGGGACATTCTGGACGTGATCGGGCAGGAACCGCTATTCGGGCACCGGTCCGGTAAGAAAGCAAATACACACTGGCTTTGCTTTATGAAGCTGGACGAATACGATGCTGGGAGTGGGATGCCGTGAGTGACGATTTTGAAATCGCGCAGTTTAACACATACGACGCGCTGAAGGAAATCTACGACGACGCAAGGTATCTCGCCGCAGAGTCCCGGATTTCCATGTGCGCCATAAACGACGCGAGGACGATTGAGGAAATCGAGGAACTGTACAAGGAGTTTTTGAAAAAGCTCCGACGACTAAACAGAATCAGCGTAGATGCGAGGACGAACTGATGCTGAGCAACACTGAAAAAATGATTCTTGTGAACAGCATCTGCGATGAACTCACAGGGATGATAAAGGCGAAGGAACAGGAAATCGCCAGACTGAAGGACGACATCGTTCATCTGCGGCAGGAAATAAGCGCGTTGCGATGCAACACAAGGAGAGATTCAGAATGACTGTTGTTATCAAAAAGCCGGGCAAATCTGCGGAGCTTGCAGAGATCGCCCACGAACTGAAGGCGTACCAGGAGATTGTCGGCGGCTACATAGAGATTGTGCCCGTTGGTCCGAGCCTGATGATGGTATGCAACGAAGAGGGCAAGCTGCTCAATCTCCCGCTGAACTTCGTGTGGAACGACGATGCAATTGCCGGTACCGTGTTTTTCTGTTCGAGGGACGCAGAGGACATTACCGGGCTGACAAAGGACCGCGCCAAAGCTGTAAAAGCATGGCTGGACAGTATGAGCAAGGCGGAGGGTGTCTGAACGTGTCATATCGAACCTATGTCGATGGTTTCCAGCTTTTCGGGAACAACGATTGCTACGACGAATGGATTGCGTTCATCCGCGAGGAAGGCATAGAAGTGGATGACGAGAACTGCTATAGAGGATATATCCAGAACGTAGACAAGGCGATCACCGTACTGTCTCGCATTGTCTGGCGGCATAAAGCGATGTGCGAAAGCCTGTTCGATTTCACCGATTCTGTTGACAGATGGTGCGGCGACGATTCCGACAGGCTGCTTGATGTCTGCGAGCGTATTCTGGATGGGACGATCCCGTTTCTCCCGTATACCTTTTATCAGGTGATTAAGGACAAGGTGATAGAGAACTGGCTTCAGCGCGGGTATGGTTCTGACCGACTCCACCACATCGAACTCAAGGACGGCGAAAAGGTTGAGGTGTGGGCTGGGTGATAGACAGAAAAACTGCCAGACGCGAAAGCATGACCGGAGGTATGAATGAAAGTTCTTGTGGCTTGCGAGGAATCACAAACCGTATGTAAGGCTTTTCGTGAGAAAGGCCACGAAGCATATTCTTGCGATGTCCAGGAATGTTCCGGCGGGCATCCGGAATGGCACATCTGCGGGGACGCACTGCAAGTTCTCGGCGGAAACTGTTTCTTTATTACACAGGACATGATTCAGCACGAGATAGTCGGCCATTGGGACATTGTGATCGCGCATCCGCCATGCACGTATATTTCAAACGCTGGTGCTTGCAGGCTGTTCCCAAAGAAGGGAGAACTGGACTATAAGCGATATTCCGACGGGCTGAACGGCAAGAATTTCTTCATGTGTTTCTATCTGTATGGACTTTACGGCGTTGGGAAAATAGCGATTGAAAACCCTGTTCCGTCGTCTGTGTTTGAATTACCTCCGGCGACGCAAGTCATTCAACCGTGGCAGTTTGGCGATCCGTACTCAAAAAAAACACTTCTGTGGTTGTTTGGGCTTCCAGAGTTAAAGCCTACGAAAATATGCAGGAGTTACAAGCCGTATTGCCCTTCAGGGACAAGCCGAAAACTTGGCGGAGAATCCTATGGGGCGGCAAAGCGCGGAGAAGATGCAAAGAATCGGGCGAAGTTTTTCCCTGGAATAGCAAATGCTTTCGCGGACCAGTGGGGGTGCCTTTGAATGGATGAGCAACAATATTCGCTTGAACTGAGCACACAGCAGATCAGTGACCTTCACAACATTGTCTTGACTTATTTGCAGAACATAGAAAACAGAGAGTGCCTTGAAACAGCAAAGCACGTTCTGGAAGCAACGCGCCGCGAAAGATGGCTCAGGGTACAGGTCATCGTAGAGAAGTTCTGCTTTTGCCTGAATTCCTGTATGCAGCTCACGAGGACGAAGCGATAGCCAGACAGGAAGAAGGAAACGATGACGCAGAATATTGGCACGGCGTAGCAGACGCTTTCAGTGCCGCCGGATTTCTGATGTGGCAGGAATGTGATGATGCGGAGTGAAACAAAAATGGAATCTGAAAGAACATACGAGATTACGGTCAACGAGAACCAGCTCAAAGCGATGCGCAACGCTCTTGAGGAGTATTTCCGGCTGAGACTTGGACAGGCTTACGAGCTGATTGAGGATTGGGCCTTTGGGGAACTCGATTGGAACGCACCGAAATCCGAAGAACGGGACCGAGCGATGGACCGTGCGTTTTTAAGGCGCGACGATGCGGCGGAGGTTTTTCGGACCGCGTATCGTATCGCACGTGGGAATACATACAGGAACTGCTCCACCGAAACGAGCCGCATCTGCGAGGACATCTGGCAGGTTGTGCGGCATCAGATATGGCTTGACGAAGATGGTCCGGAGAAGATGCCGTGGAGCGTGGATTCCAGAGAACTGTTTCCTGTCAGTTCTGAGCCGCCTGTCGTCATCAAAAGCGTAAGTACCTGCAAGCTCGACAAAAAGCGGAGGAAAACGGAATGAAGCTGGTTGCACAAGTGCAGATGGAGCGCAGAAAGCAGACTTCGTTAAACCTGAAGCGCATCTGCGTTGAGTACGGCGTGAAATATTCCGATATTGCTAAAAGAGCCGGGATAACGCGATCTTACCTTTCTCTGGTCTGCAATTGCAGATGCTCTATCTCCGAAAAGGTGGCAGACATCATTGTGAGTGCGTTTCCGGAAGTGCGGAAGGATTTCGTCCTCGGATATGACGCTTACATGACGAAGCAGGAAAAAGACGAAAGCGTGATGCGTTTATCTGCGGCGGGGAACGTTGCCGATAAGTTTTTATCGTATGAGATGCTGCTGTGCGATGTTGATCCGCGCACAGTCCCGGAAGAAACTTTCAAGGCTTTCCGCGATGAAATAGAACGGTTTGCGCAGAGCAAGATATTCCGCGAGATGGAACGCATTGAGGTGAAGGAATAAAAGAATGGCAATCCTGACCGGCAAAGAAATCGAGAGACTGGCAAAGACGGGCGACATTACGATTTATCCATTCAACAAGGCGCAGCTCAACCCCAACAGCTACAACCTGAGATTATCGGACGAACTGCTGGTGTACGAACCCGGCATCCTTGATATGGCCAAAGACAACCCGGTACGCCGCATTACCATACCTCCGGAGGGACGTATCCTGTGGCCCGACGAACTCTATCTCGGCAAGACGATGGAGTACACCGAGACGAGCAAGTTTGTTCCCATGATTGAGGGACGGTCCTCTATCGGGCGTTTGGGTATGTTCATCCATGTTACCGCAGGATTTGGCGACATTGGCTTTGCGGGAAACTGGACGCTGGAAATTATGGTGCAGAAACCGCTCGTTGTATATCCGGGCGTTGAGATTTGCCAGATTTTCTACCACACGCCGCACGGAAACACCGAGATGCGTTATACCAACGGCAAGTATTCCGGAGCCACGGAAGTACAGAGTTCGATGCTCTGGAAGGATTTCAAAAAGGAGTAAAAAGCTATGGCAAGACAAAGCGGCCTGTTAAAGAGGATGGCGCAGAACCAGAAAGCAAGAGAGGGCGAAGTGATTCGGTTTGCTATCCAGCGCGTGGCAGACTGTGCTGTGATCGCACTGCACGACCAGTTCGGCTTTGGCCCGGAACGGAACAAGAAGTTCATGGAAGCGCTCAGCGGCGTTCTCGGTGAGATGGCAGACATCGTTATCGCAGATGAAAAGTGCGACAAGGAACTGGTGTACAGCCAGACAAAGTTCGATAACGCGGTGAAGGAAGCGCTCGGTGAGCATTTTGTTCCGTGGAATGAGAGGTACAACTGATGCGTAAATCAATCGCGGAAATCCTCTCTCTATTCCCGAACAACACAACCATCATTGACGCTGTGATTAAAACGGAAGACCACATAGCACGGCAAGCAGAGACAAACGGGAAAATCCTCGTTTCAGTTTCTGGCGGTTCAGATTCCGATATCATGATAGATATGATTGAAAAAATCGGCTATCCATACGGCCTTGTGGTTTATGTGTGGTTCGATACAGGCTTAGAGTATGCCGCGACAAAGCGGCACTTGTGCGATCTTGAGGATAAGTATGGGATAATCATAAACCGCCGCCGCGCAGAAGTAACAGTGCCGCTTGCTGTTAAACGGCATGGTGTCCCATTCTTTGCAAAATTCCACTCGGAAATGCTTGAGCGGCTTCAGAAGGCCGAGTTTGATTTCTCGCAAGATCGAACATTCGGTGATGATCTTTCACTCTATCCTAACAGCCGGGCAGCACTTCGGTTTTGGCACTCCGAATGGAACGGAGCGGGTATGTTCGACATATCGAGAAACATCGGCCTGAAAGAATTTATCGCCAAAAACGAACCACCGAAAATCTCCGCAAAGTGCTGTGATTTCGCCAAAAAAAAGGTGGCAAAAGCAGCTATCAGAGAGTTTGGCATAACGCTTAATGTCATTGGTGTCAGAAAGGCGGAGGGGGGGGAAAGAGCGTCTGGAAAAACCTGTTACACAGATGCTTCGAACCCTCCGGTTTTCCGACCGCTGTTCTGGATGTCGGACGCAGACAAGGCGGAATATAAAGAGTTTTGCGGCGTTCGGTATTCGGATTGCTACGAAGTGTGGGGCTTCAAAAGAACAGGTTGTGTAGGTTGCCCATTCAATTCAAAGGCGCAGGAAGAATTGGAAATTGCAGAGCGATATGAACCGTTGATTGTAAAGGCTTGCAAGAACATATTTGGAGCGTCTTACGAATACAGGGCGCATTATACCGAGTTCAAGGAACGGCTCAAAGCAGAGAAAAAGCGAAAAGGGCAGATGATGTTAGAGAATTTCTGATGGAATCGGAAAAAGGAGGAAAACGAATGACATTCAAAGAGCGATTAGCAAAGCAACATCCCAAGCTCGTTTCCAATAAGTTTATAGGTGGCTGTGATGGTTGCCCTTATGACTTTGGTTATGAGAAGAAGGAAACGGCTCCGTGCCTAATTTCCGGGAAAACTGTCTGCGGGTGGGATGATTGTGCAGCTTGCTGGGCCAGGGAAATTCCTAAAGAGGAGAACATCTGATTGAAGATAGGGTTGCTTGATGTCGATTCGCACAACTTTCCTAACCTCCCGCTGATGAAGCTATCGGCATATCACAAGTCGCTTGGTGACGAGGTTGAAATGTGGAGGGCTGATGCTCCGAAATACGATATCGTATACGCAAGCAAGATTTTTACATTCACTCAGATGCCGGAGGTTCGTAACGCCGAAAAACTGGTATGCGGCGGCAGTGGCTTTGATTTGCAGAACAAACTGCCTGACATCGTGGAGCATCAGTATCCTGATTATTCCCTGTATCCGCAGTACGACTTTGCTGTCGGATTTCTCACCAGAGGATGTCCGCGCAGAAATCATACCTTTTGCGTAACACCGCAGAAGGACGGTTGCCGGAGCGTGAAAGTCGCTGATCTCTCGGAATTCTGGGGGGGGGCAGAAGGACATTATTCTGCTCGACCAGAACATACTGGCCTGCAAGGACCGAGAGGATCTGTTACAGCAGCTTATCGACAGCGGCGCTTCTGTTGAGTTCAACGGAGGACTCGACGCCAGATTTTTTAACGAAAAGATACTCGGCATGATAAAGCAGATTAAGCGCGGCAAGCATAAGGCGCATTTGGCATGGGACGATCCGAGAGAGGATATGTTTCCTAAGCTCAAGCTGTGGGCAGACATGAAAATGACGCCGGAAAAGATAACGTATGTCTACGTGCTGGTTAATTACTGGAGTACGACTGAGCAGGACCTGGACCGCATCTATAAGATCAAATCACTTGGCATGATGCCGTTTGTGATGATTTACGACAAGGGAGAGTTCTTTCAGGGGGAACAGAGACTGAGACCGGATGTGTGGGACCGATTTTCTGAAGAACAGATTTTTCACGCCTGCGTATGCCGACAGATGCAACGGTGGTGCAACAATCCGTTTGTGTGCGGCAGTAATATTCCGTTTGAAGAATATGAGCGATACCAGGGGATGCTTCACCGGTGGGAGAACTGCGAGCAGGAGTTCAAACCGCGGCTTCGGTTGCATGGCAAGACAGATGAGCAGATGAGCCTGTTTTGAGATAGACATCATCTGCATAGCGGCCTTGCGCCGCTGCCTGTGCCGTTTGTGCGGCATGGGCAGGAGCGCAAGAAACGGATAGCGAAGCCCCGTCGATAACGGGCGGGCAGACTTTGCCGTGATTCCGTAAAGCCCTCCGTTTAACGTAACGGCTGGTAAATATTAAGTCATTTCCCGTATGCCAGCGACCGGATAAAATCTGGTGAGGGAGAGTTATTGATCTCATAATTAGCAGAGACCATATCACTCCGACTTTATTTTGTGGCTGCCCCGGCAGATTTCCCGAAACAACACTGTCTGCCGGGGCATTATAAAAAGAAAAAACGAGGTTGTTTTTATATGCGCATAGCAAACTATATCAACGACTCTATCGTTGACGGAAAAGGGCTGAGATTTACGATCTTCGTGCAGGGATGCACGTTCCGATGCAAAGGGTGCCATAACCCGGATACGCACAACCTCAACGGCGGCAGGGAAGTATCTGTTGACGATCTGATACAGGAAGCGCTGAAAAACCCGCTGATCGACGGAATCACCATTTCGGGCGGTGAGCCGTTCCTGCAACCCGTGGAGTGTGCGAAACTGGCAGACCTTGCAAGGGTGCATGGTCTCACGGTATGGACATACACGGGATTTTATTTCGAGGAAATTATGCTGTCCGGAAACGAAGATTTCGAAAGGCTGATTATGGCATCCGATGTGCTCGTTGACGGGCGCTTTGAGGAACAGCAGAAATCGTATGAGCTGAAGTTCAGGGGAAGCAGGAATCAGCGCGTGATCGACATCAAAGAGAGTTTTCGTATCGGCAGTGTGGTTGAGCTTGAGTTCGACGACGGGCTTGACGGTTTTGCCGTTGCCGAAAGCTGACAGCAACAGAAAGGCGGTGCGGAAATGATTTATGCAGACAATGCGGCTACCACAAAAATGTGCGATGCCGCGGCAGATATGATGGAGCAATACAACACCATCATGTACGGAAATCCTTCCAGTATTCATTCTGCCGGACGCACAGCGGCAAAGGAAGTGTGCAACGCGCGGTACGAGATTGCAGAATGTCTGAACTGCGATCCTTACGAAATCGTATTCACATCCGGCGGAAGCGAAGCTGACAATCAGGCCATTCTTTCCGTTGCGCTTGGGTATGGCTTCGCACACGGTAAGAAGCATATCGTAAGCACAAACATCGAACACCATGCGGTACTGCATACGCTCGACTTCCTGAAAGGAATTGGTTTCGGATTTGAGATTACGCTTGTGCCGGTCCGCGAAAACGGCATCGCAGACGCAAACGATGTGGCCGCCGCTATCCGAGAGGATACCTGTCTTGTTACCATCATGTATGCCAATAATGAGATCGGAACACTTCAGCCTATCGAAAAGATAAGCGAAATCTGCCGCGAAAAAGGCGTGATGTTTCACACGGACGCAGTGCAGGCTATCGGCCATGTTCCGATTGATGTAGAAAAGCTGGGCGTTGATATGCTTTCTCTTTCCGGCCACAAATTTCACGGACCAAAGGGCGTTGGCGCACTGTACTGCCGCAAGGCGCTTATGGATGACATCCTGTTTCCTCTGATTCACGGCGGCGAGCAGGAGCGCGGAAAGCGGGCTGGTACGGAAAACGTATCCGGCATCGTTGGGATGAGCGCCGCACTGAATGAGAGCTGCGCAAACCTGGAAAAAGAACAGGCGGAAATCAAAAGAATGTGCGACAGACTGATTGAAGGATTGTCCGAGATACCACACGCCTTTCTTAACGGAGACAGAGAGCAGAGACTTCCCGGCACTGTGAATTTCAGCTTTGATGGAATTGAGGGCGAATCGCTTCTTCTCATGCTCGACGACGCCGGGATATGCGCATCTGCCGGTTCTGCCTGCACCGCAGGTTCTCTCGATCCCAGCCATGTCCTGACAGCTATCGGCAGAGACGAAAGCACTGCGAGAGGTTCCATCCGCTTTTCTCTCGGAAGATACAACAAGATGGAAGAAGCGGAAACGATTATCGCAGAAACCAAAAAAGCCGTAGCAAAGCTGCGGGAAAGCTCGATGGCGTATCAGGAAAAGTATAACAGCGGGCATTGACAGTTCCGGGATACGAGAGTATATTGTTTGAGTAATCTTTTGCTTATAGCTTGGGATTTGTAGAGGTTTTGACTATTGAGCCGGTAAATCAATGGTCTTTCATAGCATGAGAAAAAGGCACCCATACAGGGTGCCTTTTTGTTTTGAAACAACAAACTTGTTTGGAAATTACAAACCGTTTTGCTCGGTGGGGTTTAAGTTACACGCTACGCTCTTTATATGTAACTTAAACCCCATCAAACGACTAAGAAATCGACAGAAATGCTTCTGTCGGGATAAATCCATATAGTATCAATGATGCTGAGCCAGAAACTTCTCTTATTCTCATCGTTGAGTTCGGAGTAGATTTCCTGCCAGCCCTTAACGATCACCTCAGCCGCCGGGGTTATTCGTTTTCTGTGTCTTGGAAAGGGGATAGCCTGGAGTTCTTCATCAATGGCCTTCATGCGTTCAGAGAAAGCAGATTTTTCGATAATTCCATCAAGGAAGGCATCTGTCAATCTGGATTTCTTCTGTTCAAGCTGTTGCCGCTTTCTTTCGGCAATATCGAACAGTGCTGTTTCTTCTGATGCTTTGAGTTTCAGCTTGCAATAGTCAAGGTGTGTTTCGAGATTTTCGAGCAAGTCTTTTTCGATGTCTTTTTCCGAGATATAAACTCCGTTCTTACATTCGAGGACGTTGCCGTTGATCCTCTGCCCGCAACGATACCTTTTTCTTTCCTGCCGCCCTTTGTAAGCGCCGCCTGCATGAGCCAGAAACTTTCTCTTGCAGTCGCTGCATCGTACCAACCCCGAAAAGAGATAAGTTCGATTAGGTTCCTTCCGTTTCGTTTGGCTTTTCAGGTTCGACAGTATCCTGTCGATATCTTCTTCGGAAATGTAAGGTTCTGCCGGGATATGGTTTACGGTCCCGCAATACTTTTCCTTGCCATATCTGATATAGTTGTACGCCGTTCCGAGCCTGAGCCTTAACCCACGCTTTTCCGCTTCTGCCATAGCCAGTTTTACTGAATACGTTCTGGACATCGTATCAAAAAACGCCTCCATAGCTTCGCGGGTAGTTTCGTCTTTGACGACTTTTCCGCAGTCCAGTTTGTATCCGACCGGCGGCGTTCCTCCGCGCCATTCACCCCTTGCGATCTTGCGGCCCAACGTAAACTTGACTCGCTCGGCAGTGACGCTTGCTTCGTGCTGGCTGACAGAGAGCATGATATTCAGCTTGAATACATCTTCCGGGGTTACGGTGGAGTAGGATTCCAGTATCGTTTTCCACTTGACGTTGTGGGCATCAAGAATTTGCTGGATTTCGTAGAAATAAGCAACGTTTCTTGTCCAACGGTCCAGTTTCGTGAAAAAGATGGTGTCGATATTGCCTTTTTCGACATCTCCCAGCAACCGCATGAGCTGAGGGCGTTTCTTGTAGTTCTTTCTTGCGCTTACGCCTTCGTCGATGTAAAACTCATAGTCCGTGATGCCGTTATTCTTTGCATATTCTTCGAGGACATCAGCCTGGTCCGTTATGCTCAGCCCGTAGCGGGCCTGTTCCTCCGTGCTGGCTTAAACGCGACAGTATAAAGCTGCCGTCATTCAATCACCTCCTTTGGTTTTGTGCATGAGAGCTGTATGCGCTCTCTCCAAATATTCCATGTCAGGGGCAGGAGCACCTTTATCAATCTTGTCCCGCTTCATCACCTCCTTGTATTGATGGATTGCCAGGCCAGCGATGTCAGCGCGTTCAGATCGCTGTACACTTGTGTACATCGCCACCCAATGAGCAAGAGCGTGAGTGTCACCGTTCCACCCGGATGCAATATAGCGAAGGATTTCCTTTTCGCGTTCCGGGAGAGCGGCGTACTCGATCAAAAGCCGCTTGTCGCTCATCGTTGTGTGCATATCGAAAAAAGCCTGCACCGATACGCCCATCACAACAGCCGCATATCCGAGCATATAGGCCGGTATCACGCGCTCACCGCGTTCCCAGCGGGAAATTGTCAAGGGTGTAACTTCCTCACCGCTGGCTATTGTTAGCTTTGCCGCAAGTTCTGCCTGCGTAAGCCCTTTTATCCTGCGCATTTGCCGCATATTCGACAAAATCTTACCCTTCATTTTTTACACACTTTCCCCTAAACTATCCACAGCGGATATTTTTGGACGCATCCTTATGATATGATACAGCTCAAAAGGGAGGTAAGTAAGATGCTTGCAAAAATCATCGCCCTACTGCGAGAACTGCCGCCCCAAAAACTTGAACTTGCCTACTATGCCATCAAGGGTATAGCGGGCGGCAGATAACACGCACACCCGGACATTCAGTCCGGGTGTTTTTTATTTAGTTCTTCCACGAGATTTTCGATGATGTCCCAATGTTCAACCGGGAGACGGGAAAGGGCTTCCAGAAAGCGCTTCTGAAAAGAATCCTCGCCGGACAACTGCGCCGCTGCCCATTCGATTGCGGCGGCACTCTGGCTGTTGGTCCGGTACATTTCGCCGTTCCCGGTACGAAGCCATTCTTCGCGGATACCAAACTCCCGGCAGACATTTGTGACCACATTATCCGTGATCGGCTGTGTTGCCGATTCCAGAATGTAGATATAGTTGCCTTTCAATCCGATGCGCTTGCCAAATTCTGCCTGCGTCAGATGCTGTTCTTTTCTGATTTGTTTTAGCCGTGTGTTCAAAAACTGTCAACTCCTCTCAGTGACTATTATAAAGCACGATTGCTTGTTTTGCAATAATGTTTTTCTTAAAAAATGAGTAAAAACGCATTGACATTACTCGCTAAACAAGATATACTATACTTGCGGATTAAGAAAGGCGAACCGTAAACGGCGAGAAAGTTGGTGAATGAATGAAGAAAAAGCTAACACCGGAAAAGGAACGCATCGCAAGACTTCTATCCGGCTTTTCCAGACTACCGGAGGAAGTGCAGGAGAACATCATCGGTTATACGAGCGGTGCCGCTGATGTTGCCATCCGTTACCGCATAGAGGAACGAAAAGATGGTACGTGAAGCCAGCGGCATCAACGATGCGGAAGCGTTCCGGAACAGCGCGTTCAGTACCCTGATAAGGCTGTACTGTTTTCAGAACGGCCTGAGAATGAAAAGCGCGGAAGCAATCCTGCCGGACGGCAGAACGGAAACGATAAGGAAGAACGGCAGATGGCTTTCTGCCGGGCAGAATTAAGGAGAAGAACACATGGGATTCAAGATCATCGGAACGGTAGAAACCGAAGCCGGTCCTGTCGGGCTGGCTCAGTACGAACAGGAACAAGAGAAGGCCACAGAAGCCGAGCAGGAACCGGAAGCTGCCGCCGCCGAGAAAGCGGCAATCGACTGGAATGACTTTCCGCAGGTTGTCATCCCGAAGGACAACGGCGACCTGATGGACGTGCTCACTCTCGCCCCGGACGCATCGCACAGGATGCGGTACACGAGGTACGACGTGGAGAGGGCGAGACGGACCGGCTATCATGCCGGGTATGAGTGCGGCACCGGCGTGAAGATAGCAGAGGTTCTTGCGGCTATCATCGTGGCGGCGGCGTTCACGATTCTCGTCGGCTTTTTCGGCTGACAAAAAGCGGCTCCGCGCCGCTTCCTGTGCCTGAAAAGGATTTGGATCAAAGAACATCTCTCAGACACGGGAAGGAGTGCGGAAACGGGGAATAGCGAGGGCAACACCCGCCAGAATGTTTGCAACCTTGCCGTGACCTCCCCGGTACTCCTTCGTTTGGCATTGGCTATGTCAGGCAAATCAACCGGCGGTGTTTCGCCGCCGCCGGGGTTATCCACCTCCCTTATAAAAACTTCCTTTCTACTGCATGGGTATTGCTCCTTTCTCATCAGTGATTCAGCGGATTGCGAACTACAGCCTGTACCGTTGGTTCCGGCACGGGCACACGGATAACCTCGGCGGGAGCGAAATGCCCACGCCAGCAAAGATATTATATCCGCGCGGGCGTATATATCACGACATGGCGCAGTGTGTTTTCACTACTGCCGCCGCAACAAAAGGAGGAAAAACGAAAATGAGCGAAGCAATCACCAGCACCACGAAGTTTGACACCTATGCCCCCGAAGTCGTCGTGCCGATCACGAAGGAAGTATTCACCGCGTACATTCTGGCGGACCAGGAGCGCACGAAGGATTTTATCTCTCAGATGTGCGACAAGAGCTGCTATGACGCAACCCGCTATGCCAAAGACGCTATCGCAGACATCGCGCATTGGGTTCTCGCCGGAAGCCCTATGGAGAAAATCCATACCGACGCAGATGCCGATGAGGAAAGCACCGATTAAGGAACCCCGCAAACAGCCCGGCGAAAACGGGATGCTCTACGCATCCTGCCGGGCCTGCGGCGATGTGTGGAATGTATCAGCTATTTCCCCGATAGGCTTTGACAGCGACGGGGAATATGTGTGCCCGCGATGTGAGTTCCGGGAAACGAGGTTTAACAGATGCAGGATAAGGAGATAGCCGCCGCAGCTCACCAGAGTGCGCGCTACGAAACGATCAAGAACGATCCCGTCAAGTATGGCGAGTATCTTATGCGGAGAAAGCTGGAACGCAAGGAAAGACAGCGGCAACTGCGTGACCTTGAACGCGTGAAGCAGACAAACCTGCAAATCCAGAAGGCAAAACGCGCAGAAGCATACAAACGGCTTTCTGAAAGCGAGAGCACGGCAGAGGCCGGGAAACGCACCGCAAAGAAAAAGTGGCCAGCGGGCATGAGAGCAGACCTGAAAGAATGGCGCGTGAGACAGTGCCTTACCATCAGGCAGCTTTCGAAAAAGCTCGGTATCCCGCCGGAACAGATCGCCGGGAGCGAGGATGGCACAACAGACATTGATGCAAGGTATCTGGCCGCGGCAAAGCTGAAGAAGCCGACAGGGAGGTACATCAGAAGGTACTGCAAGGTATCATCCATCTGCATTGACTGCCGGGAGTGTACCTGCGACTGGCTTCACGAACATCTTCCTGTGCGCGGCTGGATAGCAGAAAAGACAACCGTGAATCGCGGGCACACAGAGAGCTATGCTGTAAGAGCCTGCCCGCTGTACCGTGAATGAGGTAGCAGATGACAGTAGATATTCAGAAAGTGATCGTCGGAGACAGAATCCGAAAGGATTTTGGAGACGTTCAGGGCCTTGCCGATGACATCAGGGCAAACGGCCTTATCAACCCGCCCGTGGTCATTCCGCGTGACGACGGGACGTATGAACTTCTGGCCGGGGAGCGCAGACTGAGAGCGATGCGGCTTCTCGGCTGGAAGGAAATCGAAGTGCGGCTCTGGAAGGAAATCTCTGCCGCTGAACGGCTTGAAATAGAAGCCAGTGAAAACGAACAGCGCAAAGAGTTCACGCCGAGAGAGCGGTACGCATTTTATGAGCGACGGTTAAAACTTCTTGAAGAAGCAAAGCGAAAAGGCGGCCTTAGCTTTGAGGATACGCGCGGTGCCGCTATGGAGGATTCCGGACTGAGCGGCGGCACACGAGCCAGAATCGGCGCGATACTCCAGAACGAAGGTCTGCTTGATCCTAAAGACATCGCTGATTGGGATGCCAGACAGATTTCTACCAACACTCTGTATAAGAAGCTCAAAGAGGTTCTGGCAGAGAAGAAGGGCGGAACCGAGACCGCAGAAGCCGTTCCCGATGAAATCCGGAACAAGCTGCGCAGGCTGGAACGGCAGTTGAAAACCATCAACGACAGCTACCAGAGAGCGCTCCGGGATAACGCAAACTCAGAGCAGGAAAGCGCGGCAGAGATGAAGCGGCTTTCCGACGAGATCGCGCAGAAAGAACGGACCGTGCGGGAGCTGATGAGCGAGAACGATTCACTCCGCAACGCTCCGGCGGAGCAACAACTGGCAGACGCAAAAAACAATGTGATGTACTTCTGCGGGGCGGTGAGCAACTTCCTGCGCGATGTAGGCGGATACGCCTATGTAGCCGAGGAACTGAACAGCCTGCCTGAGCAGGAACGCGCCGCTTACCTGAACGCTGTTGCCAATGTGCTGGCGTGGGCGCAAAACATAATGGGCAGAGCCGGGGAGGTTAAAGGAAACGTATGAGCGAAAATTTTGATATGCAGGCTCTGGCAAACCTGATCGGCCAGAACGCCATGACGGTGAAGTCCATTTCAGAGGGATTTGCGGCACTCACCGCCAACGTGGAAGAACAGAGCAAGCGGCAGACAGCGCTGCGCAAGGAACACGATAAGATG